AATTTATTCTCACCAAGAACAACATATGCTATGTGATCAAGTTTATAAGATTCTTGAGCACCATATGAATAACCAAACTTTTGAAACAACTCTAAATAATCTGCTTGTTGTATGCCTACTATTTCATAGCCAGGTAATTCACGTCCTCCTTTGAAAACGTTTCTTTCATTTACCATTTTCCAAGGAGAAAGCTTTTTTACTGCTTCTTCTGTACCAAGTAAACGTATACGATTTACAAGATATGGAATATCAAAAAATCTAGTATTCCAGCCTGTTATAAGATCAGGCCAGTTCTTAGACCAATAACTTATAAACTTTACTAGAAGTTCTTCTTCAGACTTACAATGGTGATATTGTATAAGTGATCCGTCAAGGTCCAGCTCACTCTCAGCTGGATCGTAGTGATCTAAACCCCATACTTGGTATATGGTTGATTTACTAGATTTTAAAGCTATCGATATGATAGGATATGCAGCTTCTTCTGGTGTAGGAAAGCCATCATCACTTGCAACTTCAATATCAAAATTAACGACATTTATTTTGTTAATGTCAAAGCTTATGTTATTAGGAAATTTTTCTGTTATAAACTGATGAATATAATTAGTAGTGCCATACGCTTTGAAATTATCCATTTCTTCATATGTGTGAAGAAACTCTTTAGCTTCTTTCATATCACTAAATTTTACTGGACTAATATCATCACCATCAAAAGATTTCCATCGACTTGGTTCTTTTGATTTTACAAATAGCGTTGGTTTGAATTTTATTCTTTCATTTATTGCTGTGCCATTATCAGTATATCCACGATATAATATAGAATTACCATAACGATTCACAGAAGTATAGAATGCCAAAGTATTACCTCCATCTTTAGATTCTATTCTACCATAAAAAAAGGGGTTTGTAAACCCCTTAAATTTTATTTTTTATCAGTGACAAATTCATATAATTTATCAGCATTTTCTTTTATTGCTTCGGGGGTTATTGCTTTTGGTATGTACTTTTGATAAGCGTCCATAGCTTCTTTAGTATTTTCTTTATACATATCCATTGCTTTCCAAGCTAGCTCCATTTGCATGTCGTATTGCTTGTCTAAAATTTCTTTCGCCATGTTTAAAGTGTCGTAACGAATTTGATATGGGTTTGACATTTTTGTCTCCTTTTGTGTGTGATTCCCGATTATCCAATCGAGGTTTATGTCATGATGACCTACATGCATAAGTCTTCATATTTCAATGTGTGTGTTCTGTGTTTACTTAAGTCGTAATCATTCTTCTCCGGGCTGTTCACCCATTGAGTAAAGATACGCAATAATGTCCGCACGTTTAGATTCCTTCTTCTCTTTATACATCATCTTAGTTCCTTTAACTAACTTTTTAGAATTAGCTAGCCAAGCGTCCATTAATTCATCTGTCCACTCTGGATTTTCTTTTGCCCATGCAGCGAACTTCTTACTATATTTATAATCTTCATTAGTTCCTACACCTCTATTCATAATATTCCAGAGATTTGGACCTGTTTTATTTTTATCACCCTCTGCTATTGAGTGGCAAGACTTACACTTCTTAAATCCTTTTTCGCCTTTTGCAGCATCTGCTGCATTAAGCAAACTAAAGCTAGCAGTGAATAATACTGTTGCAGTTAGTAAAGTTTTAATCATCCTCTGTTTCCTCTTAATGCAAAAAACAATCCACCTACCCATAAGAATACGTGTAGATTGTCATATAAAAGTACGTCTGTTAAACTTTCTGGTTGTCCTATCCAAATGACTCCTGTCATTATACAGCAAATAGTAATACCACTGAAACGTGTTATCATATCGCCGAACATTGGCAAGTAACATTTTTTAAAGATTGGAAACCAGGGCTTGGTAAGTAAACCGCCAACAAGTAATCCTATACCTGCTCCTATTTCTCCATACGTTACAACCCACCAAACAAGTGCAGGTAGTTCAAATGCTTCTGCATCTTCTACAGAGAATGGAAGTTTAGATAAACCTTGTTGTAGGAAAACAATTGCAATTGGTATTCTTAAAAGCCAATGGCTTAAACAAAAGTCGGGTATTCTGTTCCATAAATTCATAGCTTTTCTTTCTTGATGTTGAAGGGGCCTGGCGGCCCCTCAAGTTTTTATTTATCGTCTCTCAATTTAGCTAGTTGTAGCATACACTTCTTTGCCTCCTCGTGGTAGCCATTTCTGGCTAGCTCCGCTGCCGCTCTCGAATATCCCGCTATCTGCGTATATCGATCTACAGAAGACCACAAACCCGACAAGGGTGAGAATATATAATTGCTTACTATTGCTGTCATTAGACCCACCCCTTTAAATTAGAGTTGGTCTCTGTTTTTTTCATATCAGCGTGGCCTTCAGCTACTGAGCGTATGTCGCCTCGTGCTATGCCAATATCATTTAATTCATAATCAGTTAACGATGATAATTCTTTTATAGTCTGATTACGCCTTTTTCTAAGTTCTCTGTTTGAGTTATAGCTCTTAAAAAAAGAAAGTACAGCATCAATCGGACTCTGTAAGTAGTTGCTTATCGCTAGTATGTGTTGTGTCATTTTGTTCCTCGCTTTGACCAATGTTGATTTTACGAGGACGCATTTCTTCAGGGATGACGTACTTCAGTTCGATTGCAAGTATACCATCCTGAATATCTGCTCCGTGCACTTGTACGTGCTCAGACAGCCTGAATGTTCGCTTAAACTTCTTAGTAGAAATGCCACGATGAATAAACTCACGGCCCCTTGACTTATGTTCACCTGTTACAGTAAGAGTTCTGTCTTTCACTTCAACAGATAACTCATCTTTTGAGAAACCTGCAATTGCAAGCTCAATCAAATAATCTGTTTCATTTGTTTTTATAATGTTATGTGGGGGATAGTGATCCTTTGCGTGTTTTGCAGTCCATTCTAACTCATTAAATAAGTGATCAAAACCAACAAAAGATGATCGTGGGAATAGTGTTTGTAAGCCTGTCATTGTTATCTCCTTATGCAAGCAAGATTAAAGTGGAGCCGGACCATCCGCACTCCTATAATATCTATATAGTTATAGCTATACCAAATTTAAATAGCCGGTATTCATTTTTTTACCATAAAATGTGATTTTTTTCTATGTGTTCTACTACTGACTTTTGATATATGTATTTATTATATTCGTTTATATGTATAGTTTTTTTATCTCTGTATAATTTTATTAAATCTTCCATAGGCATTTTATATAACCTGTATACTTCATTGAAAAAAGCATCAAACCTTTCATAAGGACTTTTTATACTATCATATGAATAATCAATCCAATCATAAAATTTGTATCCTTGTTCTTTTAAATGCTTTATTGAACCTTGAGAAGCATATGGAATAAAGGGTAAACCGTGTTTTAAACACTTGAGAGTTTTTTCAGTAAGTGAGAGTTCATACTCTCTAGTTTCAATCACAACGTTTACTAATGCATAGTGTGTCTGAGGAAAAGAATAGTATTGATCTTTTTCTTCTCTAGTTTTATTAGAAACATTTCCATATTTATCTACAACACGAGTTTTAAATATTTCTTTTATCTTTTCATCATCATTAAAAATATGTTCATATGATTTAAAATGTATTTTCCTATTCTTTATCCATTCTAAAAGTTCTTCTTCTGACACACTCTCCATGCCTGAAGTAAAAGTAAAAAAAATGTCGTCATTGTCTAGTATATTTTTTTCATGAGCTTTTAATAAAGAAAGTATCCTTAAATTATTACTAGCTGCTCTACCTACTACATAACATATTTTTTTAAACTTTTCAGGATTTTCTAATACAAAAGTATCTTTGTGTGTTACTTCTACTGCCCAATTATATCTTGGCAACATCCTATTTTTTGAAAGTGGTAAAGTCCAAAATTTTCTTATGTCAGGATCTATATCATCTAATGAAAATCTATTATCTGCAAACCGCAAAAAAGATTTTATTTTATGTTTGTTAAAAAACTTTATTATGCTATTTACTTTAAAATCTCTCCAATCAATAGCTTCATACATCCATATAAAGACAACTTCTATTCTATGAATTTTTATAAACTTTATTATTTTTCTTGTGAAATATTTTTCAAGCCATTCATTAATGTTTATGTGTTCAAATCTAAAAAGAATGACCCAGGGGAATATGATATAATTTTTATTATTTAAATTTAAATCATCATCTTGTATAGACTTATAATTTATAGAAAAATTAGTATAGTTAAGTTGCTCTTTTAATTCCCAATTTATTTCAGCACGAGGGTTTCTGCTCGTCCAAATGTGTTTAGGTTGTTTAAAAGATAATTCATCATATATATTAGATTGTGGATCAAACCACAAATCTATAGAAAGCATTATTTTTTTCCGATATTATACTTAGGACACAGCTCCCACTCATTTTTTTCTTTAAATGAAATTATTTTTATTTGCCTGAGAGGTGCTATCATCTCCATTTGATCTTTATTAACTATATCTATTAAGCCCCAGTCACTTATCAAAGTTGCAACTGTATTACGACGAGCTACATCGTTCTCTTCTAGATTTGATTTTTTTCCATCTAGTAAAAACAGCTCTTTGAAATGAACTATAAAGTATCTACCTTGTTTGTGAAGAATATGACAAGACTGATATAGCTTTTTGTCTTTACGTGAGGCTACACCTATTCTTGTTAACGTTTCTCTAACTTTTAAAAAATCATCTGGTTCATTTAGAGTTACTTCCAGCATCATTTCTGGACTCCACTCTATTAATTTATTTTCTTCTTCCACCTTTACTCACCTTTTCTTTTATAACTTTTATATGTTCAGGCGATAGAAGGGTTAAGATCTGTCTGGCTTTTTCATTGCTGTAGCCATAATATTCTTTCACCGCTTCAATATCACTTTCTATTTCGGGCTTTGCCCACTTACTAAAACGTTTTCGTTTCCTGACTATATTTATAAGAAAATGATATTGTAACTTTTTATCTGCTTGATGATACACATTCATTTCATTAGCCATTAGAATGGTATCGTTAAAGTATGACAAACCTCTGTTTACCATAAATGGATTGTAATCTTTTTCGGCAAGATCATCTACCATTATGTCTTCTTTAGTTAAGTTAATAGAGTTTAAATATTCAAAGTGATTCATGAAACTGCTTGAGCTAATGTTTGTAATCTCATAACATCCATAGCTATATCATGCTTAGGATCGTGCGCTATAAAGTTTTCGCAACCTGGTGGAGTAAAACTATTTTTTAAATCTGAACCCCAAGATAAACCTTCAATGACTGAACGAGTATCTCTTACTTCCCACCAATTATAGGGAAGAGGTTTATCTGTTTGCCTCATAATATACTCAAGAAATATAGGATCAAACGTGTTGCCTCGTGTGTATACTTTGTCGACGTTTACACTTTTGTTAACTATAAAAAAGTTATATAGCTTTGATATTGATTGGTCGTCTTCGCTTGGCTTTAACTGCTCTTTTGCTAAGTCACCTTGCTCAGACCACCACTTTAATGTGTCTTTATTTATTTCTCTCTTATATTTTCTAACTTGTTCTTCAACATCAAATTTTATACAGTAAGTTTTTTCTACTAATTCATCAAACGTGTATGCAAGTTCTCCTACAAATCTAGCTTCAGAAAAATTTAACAATGCCATTGATAATACAACACCGTTTGTTTGTTCTTGAGAAAGTGTTTCAAAATCAAAAATGCAAGCGTTATTTGCACCTTCATATGAATAATCTAACATTAATTAAACTCCACGTTTGCCATGATTTCTGTCATACAAGCTACAACATTTAACTCATGGTCTGCAACAAAGGCATTCTTATATTGATAATCAGCTAATATCAAGACAACTTGAGGTATTGACTGAGGTTTTATAACGTCATACATTCTATCGTATATGCCTCTGAATATAGCAGAAGCATCAGTATCTATGTTGTTGACTACCCACTGTCTCATCTTTTTAAAATCTTTTGATTTCAAATGAGAGGTTAAGTTTTGATAAGATGTATCACTTAAGTTTACTAGTATGCCAGCATCTATGGTTCCACTTATTCCATACCGTTGACATTCATTTAAAACTCTACGCCAATCAGGTCCATACTTCATAATAACTTCAGCTAAAGTTTTTTCTTCATACTTCACATTTTCTTTTTGTAAAATATCTTGAAGCTTACTCATCATTTGCATTGAAAGCTGAGCTAGTGTCTTGCGATCTGTATTGAATTCGTATACTGAACACCTTGAATGCAAAGGTTCAATAATACGATTCTTAAAATTACAAGTAAGAATAAACCTACAGTTGTTACTAAATTCTTCAATAAATCCACGCAGCGCTGGTTGAAAAGATTGAGGATTCAAGTAGTCAGCTTCATCTAATATAACGACTTTATAACCACCGCCTAAAGAAACAGACGATGCAAATTGTTTTATCTTAGTACGTAACGTATCTATGTTACCTTCTTCAGAACCGTTTATTAAAATATAGTCTAAATCTAGTTCATTACATAATGCTTTTGCAACTGTAGTTTTGCCGAGACCAGCTGTACCAGTAAAAAGCATATTAGGCACTTCACCAGTTTCAACAACTTTTTGAAATATTTTTTTAAGAGATTCAGGAAGGATAGTTTGTTCAATAGTTCTTGGGCGATATTTTTCAACCCATAGAAAATCATCATTCATAATATAGTAATATCCTTAGTTATTCAGAAGCTTGATCTTGCTTATAAGTCTCAACTATCTGAATAGCGTGTTGGCAATTATCACGCAATTGGCCAATTGTACTTAGTTCTTCACCTTTAAACGCTCCACGTTGAGTGATAGTATCAATTACTGCAATTGCAGATCTTGCTATTTGATTCATTTTTTCGTATGCTTTATCATGGTCCATAGCCATATTTTATTCTCCGTATTTTGAATTTTTTTCTAGTGCAATCCAATATTTTACTGGACTTTCTGTGTTTTTAAACTGCGAAATTAATTTAGATGAAATGTCTACATCATAATTGCCTGCAATCATTTTTAAGTTTGAGATATTAAAAATAAAATTGTATTTATCTGTCTTTGATTCTCCTGTTACATCTATAGAAAAAGTATTAGCAGTTGAGTTGTCAGAGCTTGTTACAGTAAGAGTAACGCAGTTATCACCACCTGGTGTTATTGATAACTCTTTATGACCTAACGCAGAGGCAGCTCTTTTAATTTTGTTAAGTGTATCATTGTCTAAATGAAACTTGACATCTGCTTCAGGCATTACAACTGGTTTAGTTGGTGAAGTTAACATTTCTTTATCAGAAAAATAATATCTAATTTTAGATCTACCAGATGAATCACCTATCACCACATGATCATCATTGAATTTTAATCTTGGTTTATCAACTAAACCTAACACACCTAAAAATTCATTTAAGTCATATACACCAATTTCTTGTGTAAACTCTTCTGGTAAATCTACTGAAGCTAAAATATTTTTTGCTTCTGAAATAGTAGATATATTGTTACCAGGTTTGATGACAATATTTGAATTGATGGCTGCATAGTTTTTGAGAATACCAATTGTATTTTCACTTAGTTCCATTATATACTCCGTTTAATTATAAAACTATTATACCACAAGTTCATCGATTTGTGAACCACTAAATTTCATTTTACTGAAATTTTTATCCTTATAAAACTCTATCTTATCTTTAAACTTACCATCTAGTATTTCTCCTTTATGTGAAATAACAAATACATTAGTATCGTCATCAAGAGTGTAAAGAATTTTTATAAGGTTGTCTACACCATCATGATCTAGAGATGAATCAAACGTTTCATCAAGTACAAGAAGGTTAGTAGATACTGAATTTTTCATTTTAGCTATTTGCCGCCAAGTGAAAAGTAAAGCTAAATCAATACGTTGTTTTTCTCCTTCAGAAAACGAATCATAAGAAAATGAATCTCTGTGTCTAGATCTTATTGTTTCCTGAAAAGATTCATCAAGATTAAAATGTACAAAAAAGTCTAGAACCTGTAAGTATTGATTTGTTAATTTGTTTATAACTGGAAGATATTGCTTTATGATTTTAGTTTTAATTCCAGTGTCTTTTAGCATTTCTGCAATAACTGTGTTGTAAGAATATTCCTCATTTACAGATAGTTTTTCTTCTAATAAAGAGTTCTTAGAGTCACCTAGTTCTTTTAATGCAGATTGTGACGTGGCTACATCACCGTCAACACCTCTAATGTTTAGTATAGATTCAGTTAAAGTTTTTATCTGTGTTTGCAAACGAGAAATTTCTTTATTGTTTCCATTTAAACAAGCGGTTAATTCTCTAACACTGTTAGATGTATCGTTTAACTTTGCAATGGCATCTTCAACTTCAACTGATTCAGTAGATAATTTTTCAAGTGCATCTTTAAACTCTGAAGCTTTAGCTTTAGCTGTAGATAATTTTTCTGATCTTAACTCATCATTTATACTTTGAGAACATGTAGGACAGTTTTCATTTTCTTCGTAAAATTTACTTTCCTTAACTAAAGTCTTTATCTTCTGATCAAATTCAGCTTTAAACTGCAATAAAGATTGTTTTTTATTGTGTCTGTCTTTTAAAGATTCATCTAGTCCTTCAGAAAGTTTTTCTATATTATCTGATATTTGTATGTTTATATTCTGTAATTCTTGTATCTCAGTTTCAGCTAAAAATATTTCTGTTTCTTTTTCTTCAACTTGTCCATCACTCAAAGCTTTGACGTCATTTATATACTTACGCTGTATCTCTATTCTTTCATTGATTAGTTCTATTTCATTACCTAAATCTTTTATTTGATCGCGCAAAGATATATTTTTTTCTTTTACAATAGTGTTCATTTTAGAAAAAATATTAATATCCAAAAGATCCTCGATAACATCTCTTCTGTGCTGTGCTGGCAGTTGCATAAAAGGAATGAAGGAAGATGAGCCTAGCACAACAATCTGATGAAACGATTTATGATTCAGCTTAATGATGTTTTGTTCGAGGATCTTTTGGTATTCTTTGGAATGTGATGATTGATTTATCATATCACCATTCTTCCATATTTCAAATATATTTGGTTTTATACCACGTACAACTTTAAAAGACGATTTGCCTATGTTAAAATAAACTTCTACTTTACAATCTTTGTTGTTTATGGTATTTACTAACTGAGGTTTGTTAATATTTCTATGAGGTCTACCGAACAAAGCGAAAGAGAGTGCATCAAGCATTGTTGATTTACCAGCGCCGTTTTGTCCTATAATAAGCGTAGATCTAGATTTATCGAGTTGGATTTCAGACCAGTTATTGCCTGTGCTGAGGAAGTTTTTCCAACGTAAAGTTTTAAATGTTATCATACAATTTCAAGAGCCTGTGCTTCTGTCAATAATTTTTTCATACTAATTTTTATGCGGTCTTTATCTAATTCAGTTTCTACCGCATCCACATAGCTATCTAATAATGTCTCTGTATCTTCTAAAGAAACAGATTCATCTTCAACATTATCACCAACAAACTCATTAAAATTTTCTGCTATCTTTAATTCGTGTATTGGCCTATTCTGTATTCTATCAACAAATCTATCAAATGTAAATAGGTCAGATTTATTTATTACAACTATTTTTACAAACTTGTTGTCAACTTGTGATACATCATAATTAGAATAATCATAGTTGTCGTCGTCATAGCGAATACGATGAAAAATGGTATGAGGGTTACGTACTCTCTCCAACTCTCTCGTAGATGTGTCAAGAATATAAAAATATTTCGGATCATGTGCATCACTCCAAAAAAATTCCATTTGAGATCCAAGATAATGAATGTTGTCTTGTATAGAACCTACGTGATAGTGACCAGTTAAAACTTTTTCAAATCTAGAAAAAAGTTTATGATCCATACCATGCGTATTTCTTATGCCTCTCATCATTTCAAAACCATTAAGTTCTAAGTGGCCACCTAACCAATCAGCTTTACAGTTCTTTATAAAATTCATAGACTCTTCATAATTTTCAGAAGTAATCCAAGGCAGCATTGCTAACTTAAAACCATCATAATCCATAACTGTAGGCTTCATTATAATATGAATCTCATTCATAAAATGACCAAGTAACTCTTTTAAAGAATTCAAATCATTAGTATTCTTGTAGTAAGTATCATGATTTCCTGGTATGATATCCATAGACATTCCATAATCTCTTAACTTATCTAAGAAGTGTTTGCGATTATGATTAAGAGCTTTAAAGTTTACAAACTTTCTGTGATCATAATAATCACCTAAGTGGACTATTTGTTTTATATCATTTTCTATACAATATGGAAAGAAAACATCATCATAAAATTTTGCAGCATTATTTAAAAACACTTCTGAACTATTACGTATTCCAGTGTGTGTATCATTCAATATAGCAAGTTTCATTATTTAAAAAAATTCCTCTAAGTTGGAGTCTGCTAATTTAGTTTTTCTTTTTATTTTTTCCTTCTTAGTGAATTCTTTTATTTCGTTATCATATGTTTTAACTTTTTCAATTCTATCTTTTAAAACATCTACAAAGTGATTGGCTACAGTTTGACCACCTTCTTCATCACCTAACATTATAAATGCTTCAACACCAGATTGAGACATAAATTTTTGTTTTATATCCTGCTGTTTCTTTTCTTTATTGATTCTTCTTAGAAAAGCGTACCATATTATTTGAGTAAAATATGCAAATGCATTTGGCTTTCCTGTTCGTGTAGTAGCATTTATGTTATAGTTTTCAACTGCCTTTAAACAATTTTCCACTGCGTCCATTACCATTTCTTCTCTATACGTATAACGTATGAAGTTAGATTTATGAGAAAGATTCTCGGCTATTTTTAAAAAACAAATAGCTATGTAATCAGGTACTACTGGAAGTTGTTCTTTTTTATCTTTTGCTTTATTGACTTCTGTTACATAATCGACTATAGCTTGTGAAAAATCTGCGTTATTGACATAATGAACATTTTTAGATTTTTTTGCCATGATAACTCCAATTCAATTATTAATATTCTATCATATAATGTGTTGTTTGTAAACAACTTTTTTTAAAAAAAAATTAAATTATTTTCATTTTAGGGGTGTACATCTCGCACAGCTGTGGTATAATATTAAAGTGGTTTTGGAGATGGGGATATACTAGTGCAACTTGTCTTTGTTGTAATCATATAACGATATCACATTACCGTCGTCTGAATCGTTAGGTCCCGCGTTTTTCAGTTTATTATACCATTCATCTACAGAAAAAGTTTGTTTCTCTGCTTCCATTTCTCTTAGTTCTATAACTGCTTCTTTATATTGGATTTTCATTTCTTCTGTAGGTATAGCAACAGCTACTACGTGAAATGCATTTAAAGATATTATATCGCCGACATCATCTTTCATTACCATCCAAGGTCTGAAAGAATGATACGTAATTTGCCTAGTCATATCAACTCTTGTAAGCTTTAAAACATTAGACACCATAATTTCGTCACCTTCATCTGGTTGCGAAACTATTTTAGCTATGATTTCATCTCCGTTAGATAACTTGAATTGCCTAAGCATTATATGTTAACCTTATAAACTTTACATTTAAACTTTTCATTTTTATATATTCTGAGCCTTTCTTCGGCGTGAACTAATGAATAATTTTTTCGACTTTTCCATTTAAGATCATCAGCTATGTCAAAGAGTTGTGTTTCTTTTCCATCATCGGATTTGCGTAACCCTCTTCCGATAGATTGTAAAACTTTAATTTGAGACTTCGACGGGCTAGCGAAAATGATATTATGCAGATTCCGAATATTAATGCCAGTACTAAAGGTACCAAGGCTTGCAACAATAATAGCATCTTTTTGTCCTTCTGTTATTTTACGAATAGCTTCTCTATCTGAAGCTTCTGTACTACCTGAAACAAAGAATACTTTTCTATTTATTTCAGCTTTAGACTCAATCAAATCAAACAAAACTTTTCCATGTTTTTCTACAAACTGAAATAAAACTAACGTATTTCCTTTTTGATCTAGCGCTAAATTTCTTATAAAATTATTTCTCTTTGTATCTTTTATTATAAAATCTATTTCATCATGATATTTCTTACTACCAAAAGTTTTTTTAATCTCTTCATCATAGTCGAGCACTACCATTAATATTTGTAAAGGAGCTAATGTTTCATTATCTTGTAATGTCTTTGTAGTTGTAACTTTAAACACTTTACCAAAAAGTCCCTCAAGGACTAATTGGTGGGTCTGAGTTCCATCGAGAGTGCCTGTAGTTCCAAACCTATAGGATGCATTACGCGATTTATTCATTATAGAAGTTAAAGACTTAGATTTAAATCCATGACACTCATCACCAAACACAATTCCAAACTGTTCAAACCAAGTTACTGGTAATTTATAGATCGATTGCCAAGTGCTTATGAAAACGTTTTCTTGTATATTTGTTTTTGGCTGTCCTGAGTATATTACATGACACTCATCATTAGAAATAAAGGACTGATCGTTAGACGAGTAATCTTCAAAATCAGTGTACATTTGTCTAACTAATGAAGTAGTAGGAACTATGACTAATACCTTTTGATCGTAATTTTCTAGAAACCATCTCATTATAATATAAATGATAAGAGATTTTCCTGATCCAGTAGGAGATAAAAGAACAGCTCTCTTTCTATTAATTCCTTCACATATAGCATCAAACTGATAATCTCTTACAGTTATTTTTTCACCTCTACTGTGCAGATCCAAACTTTCAATAAATGACATTATCTCTTTAGGATCTACACTATTTTTTTGTTGAGGTAAACCATAATTACTGTCTTCGTAATCTACGACATAATTTCTTTTCTTAGCAAAATCTTCAACATAAGGAAGTAAACCTAGTGGAAGCTCATGACTTTGTTGATTAAAAAGTCTAATCTTTCCATCCCAAACTTTATTCCTATAAGCAGGCATGTACTTATAACCTGGCACGAAAAATGAAAAGAAATCAGAAAGTTCTGCTCCTATTCCAAAATCACAGCCAACTAGCATGTTGCTTTCATTTTTCTTTTGAAGAACTAATTTATCCACCGGCTTCAAACTGCTTCCATTTTATTATATTACCAATTGTTTGATGTCTCCATCTTAAAGTTTCTACTATTTCTTGTAGTGTTTCAACTAAAGTTTTAAAATACGTAATTTTTTCTTCACTCTGTTGAATCTCTTTATCTGAATCGTAATAGTGATCCATATCGCCTTTCATAACCTTTAGTCCGTTGAAAGGATCATAATCCCAATTTCTAGATTCAATTTCTTCTTGTGACATTTTACCGTTATAGTAAAGCCACTTATCTTTAAGTAAAGATTTTTGATTCATTTGAGATTTTTTTAATTGAAGCTTTGCAAGAGAAAGCCACTTTAAATATTTTGAATGTAGCATAGCGGTATCTACAGATGTCTGATCTAATTTAGATTGATTTATTTTACTATCAGCATCCCATTCACTTAACACATTTTCTAAACTTAACAAATTTTACTCCATTACACTGCAACGTGCATATTGCCAAAAACTGGCCTTTTCAAAATTTCTACCTTTTCTTTTAATTCTTCTATACCAATCATTTCTTTATAATATTTATCCAAGTTCATATGCCCCTGGTTTAGTATTTCAGAGAAGTCCCATGTTCTGTAAAAAAGCCATGCAAATGTTATGTGTAAAATAGAAACTTCATGACTTTCAAACATATCTTCATAAGAACATGCAACAAATCTCGGCTTATGTTTTTTCAATAATCTCCAAGTATTTGAATTTACCCTGTTTACTTTTTTCTGATCACTTAATAGATATTCTACATCAAGAGGTCCTGGCTCGAATTTTTTAGGATTAAATTTATTTTCAGACATATCTCTCGGTGTTGACATTCCTGATTCTAAATTATACCACAATGAAAGCAATCTGTTAACTGCTTTTTTTCTGTGCAAAAATAAAATACTACTGTGATACTCATTAGTGTGTCTTATTAAACACTCAATTACTACGCTAGATGTGTCTTCGTTTATTATTCTATGCGAAGGCCTATAAGACATTATTACACTTACTACGTTCATCACTCTTTCAAAGTTTTGATCTAATTCGTATTGCTTGTCTATATCTTCAAATGCACCGTTCTTGCCAAATAAATTATAAGTTTCTACATCTCTATTAACTTTATAATTTAAGGATTCTACTAAATCATAAAGCTTTTCATAGTTTACATATTTACTGTGAGATTTGTGAAACCAGTTTATCATTGATGTGCTACCGGTTCTTTTGTTTGCAAACAATATCATCGCTCGGTAAGAGTTCACCGATCTCTTAATACTTTCATCATCATTTTTCATAATTTAAATAATCTCGAAATAACTCATTCTAAATGTTACAGGGAAAACTAAAGGTGGATCGTCACTTACTGTAGATTGAAGTGTGACGTTTCCTAAAGATGTAGGAACACAGTTTATATATTTAATCTTTTTAAGAACATTATTGTGGCTAGACAATATGCTTACTACTATGTCAGATTCAGGAATATACGCATCTCCTACTCTTTCGTGGTGTGGTTCGTAATTACGTTGTACAGTAGTGTTCAACCAGTTATACATTTCTATATAACATTTCATGTCTTCATCTAATAATATATCCATTGACACCTCATCAACAGCATATGTATCACCAGGCACAGACATGTTCTGTAATCTAGGTATAGCTAAAGAAGGCGTTGAAACAGATACGCCAGGATGAGTAACCGTGTTTGCAAAAAACTGTAAGTTATGAAACCTCTTACGATCAATCCTTACGTGAAAGTCAGTAGGCTTCATAAAGTTAAAGTTTTCTGTTAACTCAGATTCTTGAAGTATATTAACAGTTGATGTAACAGCCATAATTTTAACCTTTATATAAGTTATTTATACAAAAAAAGGGGGCCATAAAGACCCCCCAAAGTATTTCCGTAACTCTTAGATTATGCGCCTAAGATGTTGTCTACGCGGAAAATTCTGTAGTATTGGTTTGTTTTTGATGCAGCAAGACCGTTTGCAGGTGTTGCGCCTACGAATGGGTTTGAAGCCATGCCGTAACGAGTTTTAAAACCAATTTTTGGCTGGAAGGTTTCTTCCCCTACCGCACGTACCATTGTTAATGGAACGTATGGGCAGTAGAATACACCAGCGTCATAAGGGTTAGTACCTTTATAACCAACTGTGATGTAATCAACAGTTGCAAATGGGTCAATGTACACTCTTGTTCGACCGTTTAGTACACCAGCAAATGTGTTGCCTGTGTCGTCTACGTTCAACTGTGTGTTCATTGCTGGAGCGTAGTCCAACATACCTGTTGCAGATAGAGCAGAAGCTACATCTGAAGAGGTGATGATGAAGTTACCACGACCACGTCTTGTTTCTTTTGCGATTGTGTTAGCTTCACGCTCTAGCTGTACAATCAAACCTTTGAATTTTTCAACTGACCAGCGGCCGTCTGCGTCTGTTTGTAGATCGAAGATACCGTTGATAGCTGTGTTTGTTGTACCAGCACCTGTTTTGGCTTGTGAGTTGATTGTACGAATTACTTCGCGGTTGATTTCAGCCAAGATTTCTGTTGACAAGATGTTTGCCAATTCTGACTCAGCATCAAGACCATGAATCGCTTTCAAGTCTTGTGCTAGTTCTAAGCTGTACTCAGCTTTCAAAGCACGTGACTTAGCTGTCACAGTTGATTTCTCGATGGTGAAACCCATTTCTGCGAAAGATGAAGCGGGGCCTCCACCTGATGAACCAAGACCTTCAGCGTCCGCTGTTGGCATTGCTCCACCGAATGTTGGACCTACACGATCGTTATCGATTGATGAGTCGCTGTTTGAGTCTGTTAGACCTGATAGGCCTGAACCGTCAGCACTTTGTGTAGCACTTGAGTCACCTGAGAATGTGGTGTCTGCTTCGTTGAATAGTGCTTCAGTGTTGCTTGTTGATCCACCGTCAAAGCGTGATTTCATTGCGAAAATCAAGCCTGTTGGACCAGACATTGGCTGAACACCACATACGTCATAAGCCATCATGTTTGGCATAGCACGACGTACGAGTGAGATTAAAATTGGATTCCAGTTAGCAGCAGATGATGTGCTGTTGCCTGGAACGGCTTCTTGGATCATGCCTTGTTCTGCAAGAGCTTTCTCTTGGTTTTCTAGAACTACAGCAGTAACCGCTTTACGATGGGCATCTTTGATGCTACCAGCAGTTTCTTCATTAAGAACTGGCGCCCATTTTTCCATCAATTGATTTGCGTTAATATTTTCCATTTTTGGACTTCCTTACTTAGATGTTTTACGTATAGCTGTGAGGTATTGAGACATAGCTTCGTTAACTTCAACTGCATCAGCTTCGGAATCATCTTCTGTTTCCTCTGATACAACTGACTCAACAGCTTCTGCTTTGAAATATGACTCTTTCAATGTTGCAAGCTTAGCTGCAAAATCTTCAGTGCTTTCAAATGTAATACTCTCAGCTAGTTCTTCTAGTTTAGCAGCTTGAGTTTCAGCTAGATCTTTTGAAGCTTCACGAAGAGCATCTTTGCACTGCAGCTTAGTCAATGACTCTTTCATGTCAATGCCAGATTGTACTTCTTTGTTTAACTTCTCTTCTAGTTCTTGAACTTCAGTTGCTAAATCGTCAACTAGGTCGACTTTTGACTCGGGTACTTCGATGTAAGACTCTGTGAATAGATCTTTCAATGAATTCATGAATCCTTCAGCGATTTCTGCCCGTAGGCCTGATTGGATAGCAAGTTTATTTTCTTCCATCCAGTTTTCAACAACGTAGTTTAGGTAGTTATCTACTTTTTCTACAAGATCTTCTTTTGTTTTAGAGATCTCTTCCTCTAATTCCTGAGCATACTGCTCTTCAAGACGTTCTACAGTTTTTTCAACTTTAGAATTAATAGCTGCTTCGAAAATTACAGCAGCTTTATCCTTGAATCCTTCAGAAAGCGTAGCTTCTTCAGAGACAAGAGCTTCTAAATCGTCAGAAAAATCATAGTCTTCTTTTGGCTGAGCACCAGCATCTTTCATTTTTGGTTTTGCAGAATTACCTAAAGGTGCAGGTTCATCTTTTGCATCTTTGTCACCTTTACGCTTTGGAGCTGCTTTAGTAGCATCCGCGGCTTTATCGGTAGCTGCAACAGATTGAGTCTCTGCATTTTTAGGATCGTGAGCTTCATCAACGATTTCCTCGTTTTCATTGAGCTCTACATCCTGTTCTTCGATTTGATCAGTCATGTTTGACTCCTTATTTGTTTTTCAGTAACGAGAGGAAATTTTTGAACTCACGAACCTGAGTCTCATAGAGATCAGGACGAGGAGCTTTTTTAATTTCAGTCTCCATTCTTTCAATTTCTCGAGCTTCGATAACACCGTTATTCCAAACCCATTCAACACCTTCCATTATCCCATTGACAAAAGCGTCAGGTGCGGATGGATCTTGCACAATATCTACTGTGTTAAGAATAAAGTCGTCTTTGACGTACATTGCGTTGCCACGCTGTTCGAGAGTACCCATACCACGAGTTGAAACGCCTAGTTGAACACCACCATCAAGTAAGCCTTTAACGATCTTGCCGTTAGGAGTGTCTAGAATAAGCGCTTTCCCCATCACATTATTTCCATTCCATTTCATTTCCGTAATGCGATGAGATACTTTGTCCAGATTTACAGTCGGTCCATCAGGATGATTTAACTCTCCTACCGCTCTGTTCTGGGAAACTTGTTCGTTAACGTATTTATCAACAGCTTTTTCCATAATAGCTTTTTCATAAATTCTACCGTTACGATTTTTACCTTCAGCTTGTGCGAATATACCTTCAATGAAATGATCTTTCCCGCCGCCTTCTTTAGCTTCGGTTATTACGTTTATTTCGTTGTCTAAATATTCTGCAATAAGCTTCATTGTTTTAACCTTTATATTGTTTGACGAATTCCTTCGCCATTTTTTCAGCTTCTGCTTTAGAAGCATAAGAATCAAGTTTGTCTCCATCTATATGGGTTTCAAACTTGTTACCTTTTTTTATAATCTTGACAGGAACCCTGCCAATCTTTTTATTAAAAACTACATTTTCACGTAGTTCCTCAAACTTCTTCATCTGCCAACTCTTCAACATCAGCAACAGGATCATCTTCTGCTACTTCGTCTGTTACATCTTCAATGTCATCAACTTCCATATCTAACTCATCTAACCCGTCTTCATCGGCAACTTCAGCTGCCGCCGCGGCTAAATCTTCGTCTGACACTGCATCGTTGTCATATTCGGCATCATCTTCACCATTAAATATTTGTCCAGCAACTGCTATCTTTTCAGCTTCTAACGCATCACCAACTTTTTGACTGATGATGTCATTAAACATATTGCCAGATTGAGCGTGATTTTGATCAATCATTGCATTAATAAAATTTTCAATATTCGCCATTTTTTTCTCCTACTTGGATTTATTTATATAAAATAATATTTTCACGTGCATTTTTATTATGTACTATCTGAATAAGGTGCTTCACCACTAATATCTGTAACTCTATTCTCAACATAATCAGAATCTATAAGATTAATTATTGCCGCAGAGTCAAGTCCTATTCCAGCATCAGATCTAGCGTTTACATAATCAGAGTCTACTATGCTTAGCACAGTAGAGGTGATACCAAAATCAGTATTTATGGGTAGCACGTCTGAATCAATTACTACGTCAGAAGAATCTGAATCTTCAGGTGTAAAGACTTCTCTAGTTACGTTAAATGTAATTTCTTCATCAAGTCTTAAAAATTGTCCATTAACTAAATTATTGATACTTTTTGCAGTACCAGTAGTAATTTGTATTGTGTCTGTGTCACCCTGATTTAAATATACTCTTAAGTTATATTGTAATGATAAATGAAAACCATTGAAGTGTACAACGTCTGAAAACCATCCTCTAACATGTAAAGGATCTTCTGGTGTATATAACTCAGCTGCAAACTCAATGTAACTGACATCATAGTTTAAAGTTAGTAAAGTATTATTACCAACTGTCCCTGTAGCGCCAGTGTCAGTTCTATATCTAACAATATCACTCATAATTTATTTTAATTATTATCTCTAGGTTCAGGTTCTGGCTCTTGATCTATTTGTCCTTCGATGTCCTTTATGTCATCTTCACTATACTTTAATATGTTCTTCATAACCCACTCTTTTGAGAAGTACTCTCCAACATACTGTACAACCTGATCTAAAGACTGTAGTCTTTCTCTTAATATTTCTTGATCTTTTAACTCAGAAAAATGATTATCTTGAGCATAATCAATCATTAAATCATATTTCCATGATTCCCAATCATCTTCAGTAATAACATTCTTAAGAATAAGTTGTTTTTTAAGAATTCCTAAGAACAAATGTGAAAATCTATTTCTTAACCTATCTACAAATTTCTGAAATTTTATTTCATCTCTAGAAATCTCAGTAGTTCTACCTAAGTTAAAACCTGACTCTTGTTCTAATCTGTTTACTGGAACATTTAGAGCTCTATAAACTCTTTTTTGAAAATAAATTATATCTTCTATCTGTCCTAGATTTTCTCCACCTGGTAAAGTTGAAATTTCTGTACCACGGCCACCTTCTTTTCTAGGCAGCCAGAAATCTTCAAGCATAGACATATGTTTACGATCATCTTTTATATTACCAGTATCTGCATCATAAACGAGTTTATTTCGATACTTAGCCATGATGTTAGTCATGTACTCTTCAGCTTTACCTTTTGGTAAATTGCCTACATCAATATAAAAAATTCTTCTCTCTGGCGCTCTTGCCAATCTGTAAATAACTAATGAATCTTCCATCATTCTTAATTGATTTACAGGTTTAATTGCTTTATGTAAATGAGAAATTACTTTTTTACGGTTACCATCTAATAAACCAGATGTTACGTAACTAATAGAGTCTGAAGTAATCTTTACTCCAGTGTTTTGTTTTCCAGGTTTTTCTTGATATATGAAATACTCATCTACTTTATCAACTATTGTAGCACCAGTAGCTTGATCTCTTCTAGATTTTACTTCTTTTACTTTTCTAATTTTGATAGCATCAATGTATCTAACTTCTTGAATACCAGCTTTAGGATTTGATTCATTTACTACAAGGTGATGATAAAGTCTTCCATCAACATACCATCTTCTAAAAATGTCGTGTCCATTTTCTCCGAAATTAAGTAAGTTTAAAATTGTTTCAAACTCTTCAGCTATTCTGTTTTTTATATTCTGAGGGGCTTTAACTTTATCTAAAACAATTTCTATTTGTTTATCTATGCCACCTGTTACTATAGATTCATTAACAATATCTTCAATAGCCATGTCCACTTCAGGATGCATAGCTATACCTCTATACTTCACTATTAATTGATGATTATCTTTTGCTTGATCACCATTAATATCAACGTATTGTCCGTAATGTCCAGCGGCAGTTTGAGTAACATATCCAGCACCATCCTCATCGGTAGGAGGAACGATTGAAACTCTTTTCTTCTTTTCTTTTTCGATTTCTGAACTTCTTTTTATTTCGAAACCGAATAATTTTATACTATTATCTTCTGCCATGATAATTCCTTAAAACGTGATGAGTGGAGGGAATTTCTTCCCTCCATTCTATTATTTATTCAACGTTTACGTAGTAGTAATTGCTTCCCAGTATTGTACTTGGAACTCTACCGCAAACTCTTCGATAGTATCGTTTATGTCATATGCTAGATCAATAGCTGCAACATTTGTTGGGAATGCACCTCTAAACGCATATTTCTTCAACACTGTTCCATCTTTGTCTAATTGATCTACATACATATCTGATTGATATGATGCAGGATTAGTTAGTCCAGTATTTGCAGAATGTGCATTTATTGAATTCATCCAACGCTCCATTGAGTTACGAACTGTGAAGTCAGTATCATTAATGATATTAACTACCCATGGTTCGAAAACTCTATCACCTGCAACTTGAATCTGACGTCCTCTAAAACCTACAGGAATAGGGGACATTACAGATGCAGGTAACTGAGCAGCTTTACACATAAATGTTGTAAGGCCTATGTCGCCACCAGCGTTAGCTGCCACAGGAAACGTAATAGTTGCCTGAAACAGATTTGGTCTAGCACCGCCACCTTTTAAGGCAGCTTTGAAATCATCTACTCTAAGAATAGCCATTTTTTATCTCCTCAGTGCTACTATATTGTTGCTGCGCCAACAACTTCTTCAAACTCAACACCTGTTCTTACAGCTACGAAATTAAGAGTTACGTAGTTTACTGAACGTGCGGGCTTGATAAAGATGTCTGCAACAAGTTCGTTTCGGTCGATGACTGCCGCTGTGTTGTTTGTTTCATCGCAAACTACACGGAAGTCGGTGATGCCTCGAGCGCCTTGGATTTCTCTCAAGAATGGTTCTACTATTCCACTAAACTCTGCTCTTGTGAATTCATCATTGAACTCAAAGATAACAGCTTTAGCAGCTTCAGAAATAGCTCTTTCTATTGACAAGAACAATCTACGAACGTTTATTCTATCGAAAGCAGACGGTCTTGCTAGGTGTGTTTTATCACCATATAACAGAATACCTTGTCCTGGTATATTTGATATTGGATTTACACCTGCTTTATATAGAGTATCTCTATTAGCTTTATTGGCATCATATGTTAATGAAGTTACACCTAAATATTGTCCTCTTCGAGTTCCAGCTGGTGAGAACCACGGAGCTGCATTTACATGAGAAGCTGCCATGATACCTGCTGTTGAAGAAGCTGCAGGAATATGTATGTACTTATCGTTGTACTTATCATATACCTTTAAGTAGTTTCCATCTACAATCAGATATGAAGATCTAGTAAATGTAGATATTCCTGATGTTATGGATGTTACTTCAGAACCAGCGTTGTTAACAACAGCTGCTCTGTTAGGTGAAGTAACTGCAACACAATCTTTACGAGTTGTACCTGCAATTGTAACTAAATCATTTACTACAGTAGCTTGATCTGTAGAAGTTGACATTCCTGGAGCAATTAAAAAATCTACAGTTACAGTATTAGGATCTTCCATTAGATCAAAACCAGTGGCAATGTGTGAAGTGCCTAGTGCTCCTCCATTATGACCAGCTGTTAATGATGTGTCTGCTGTACTGTCTAGATCTCCAATTGACCATACATATGATGAGTTATTATTAATAACTGTTTTTGCATAGTTTGTTGAACCATCTGCATTTTTAGCACCTACTGTTGTAGATAAAAATGGGAATGTTTCTAAAACTGTACCAGCTGTGCCTGATAAATCACCATCTTCATCAACGATAGCTACGTGTACTTCGTTTGAATCAGGCGCTGCATCAAATTCTGCAACATGTGCCCAATTATCAAAGTCTGAGTCTGATGCTGATTGTGTACAAACTGATACTTTTATTGAATTACCTAGTGTTCCTGCGTACTTGGCGATCCAAGTATGTCCGTCTGACTCTAGGTTTGACTGTTGATTGTCAAAATCTGTTGAGTTTTTGACAAGTGGAGCTGCCGACGCCGCGTCTGAATCGAAGGCGTTTGCAGCAGAACTTCCTAGCTCTCTTACTACGTATAGATCATTTGAATATCTTAAGAAGTAAGCAGCAGAATGGAAGTCAATATTATTCGACGTTGTTGGTGTGCCGAATGTGCTGACGAGTCCGGTTTCGTTTGATACGAGTGTCAATTCTTGAGCGGGACCCCAACTAAAATTACCAACAAATCCACCTGCAGGTGTGGTAATTCCTGGGACAACGCTAGTAAGATCTACTTCTCTTACGACAACTGCCGGAGACGCTGATGGATTTACTGCCATGTGTCTCTTCCTTTTCCATTAAAGCAATTATAAGTTTAACATAATACGGTTTTTCAATTATAACTATTTATAATTTTTTAAAAATTGACATATATGTCACCTTCAGTTTCTAAAGACCAAGGATCATCAGGTTTCTCTTTTTGTTCTTCTAATCCATTGTCATAAAAACCAAATGGTACAGTTTCTCTTTCAATTTCTTCCATTCTTTGTTCAAACAACATTTGCTTTATATTTACATCTGTAAGTTCACCAAAATAAACTGTTCCTATAAAGTAACCAAACAGCACAAGATTCATCATTAAATCGTCGTGGTTTCCATCTGACGCTTCATATGATTGACCTTTAGATATAAATGTAGATATTTCTAAAATAGTATCTTCATCTACAATATCTAGTTTTTTCTCTTCTAATAAATCTTTTATTCCTGAACAACCTATTCTCTTTACTTTCCTAGTCATGTTAATGCCTAAGGAATCCGCTTTTATAGTAGATTCCACGAACATGTTTTCATATTCTAAATCGTGATATAATCCATTACACACAACTTGCCCTGCATCATTTGATTCTACAACAACCATAGCTTGATTGTAAGAAGTCGCAATTTTATAAATAATATTTGGGAAGAGTAATGGAGAGATAAGGTTATCGCGATAGACGGCGACCTGTTTAAACGGCGTAGAGCTAATATCGATCACATTAAATGTACTATAATCCTGTCCTCTTCCTTTCGCAACGTCTACCAACATAACATAGTTATGTTTTGGATCAGCTTCTTCGTATATTTTTACACCTTCATTAGTAATTAATTTATAATCTTTTCTTCTTAAAGATAATAATGTATCGGCGTTTATTAAAGTATCGCCTGTCCCAAAAAAAGTATTACCAAATTCTTGATCAAATTGTATTTGAGAAGTATTAGCAATAGTTTGGGTTTTCCACTCTTCATCTCTACCAGGTACATCCCACCAATCAACTCTAAACGGTTGATATTCATTTGTTCCTTGAACAGCACCCTCCCATATCTTGTGAAATATATTTCCTATGCCATTTGCTGTAGAAGTAATAATAACTTTAGTGTCTTTACCAGCAGAAACAACTGGATATGTAGATGTGTAAAACTCGCCTGCTCTTTCAACAAAAGCAAACTCATCTAAATAAAGAAGATTAACTGACATACCTCTTATAGAAGATCCAGAGGTAGAGGCTGAAACTATTTTAGAATTATTACTAAATTCTAATGACCCTTTGTTAACTGACTTACACCCTGGCTGCAAAAAGAAAGGTAAATTCTCGAGCATTAGAGTGATTCTGGCAATCATCTCTCGAGCTGTCGCGCCTTTGTTGGCAAGTACTACTACAGTTTGCTCAGGATTAAAAATTGCGTACCATAGGATATATGCAACTGAAGATATGGATTTGCCTGACTGTCTACAGGCTAGAACTATATTAAATCTATTCGAGTTAAACTGCTCAAACATTTTTTCTTGATATGGATATAGCTCAAAAGGAACTAAGCCTGAATCTAGTGATATAACTTTGCAATATTTTTTTGCAAAAAAGACTGGATCCGCCATGCACTTGGCGTACTCGGTTACTTGTTCAGGTTCCCAATTCTGAACAATTCCATCTTTTTTAATGTTTGGATTTCCTAAGTAACTTTCATTTGTTTGATTCATCATGTATTCTGTCTGTTATGTCTATTACATTGTCGACTTCTTCTCTCGCATCTTTCAACATTCTTTGAAGTTCTGTTGTAGAACCTACAAATAAATTATTAGTTGTTACACCACTCGGTAACGCTTTAGGATCAGGTTTATAGTAATTTTTTTTCTTATTGTGTAAAGAAATTAAATCTCCGTTTACATCGGCTACAGATTTTATCATAGTAGCTAGAACTTCAAAAGCTCTAGGATGCTCTGACTGTCTAGCGACTTCAGCCATATCATCTAAAGCATCTGTGCCTTTAGCTATAAGTTCATGATAAATTTGTCTAGTGTATTCAAAATCATCTGCAGCTTTTGTATCTGAATCATTCATAGTACGTCTCTATTTCATTATTAAATCCATAATCGCTATCTGGTCCTACACCAACAGGTGTAGGTGTTGTAGTTATTGTTTCAACTCTTCCATCTGAATCTGAAATAACATGCAAATCCGATATTACTTCATCTATGAGATCTTGATCATTTATTGGTCCAAAGAAATTAGTTCTCATTTCAAAATCAAGAGTATATATTATCGTTCTTCTTTGCTCAACAGGTCCTTCATAATCATCGCTAAAAGAAACACCTTGTATTGTTATTGATATGTCTTCTCTTACTGTAGGATAATCAGTAAAAGGTTTCATTGATAACGTATACTGTGGATTAAAATATGGAAGTATTTGTTCAACAATTTGTAACGCGTCATCTTGCGTTTTAGCATATATGTTTACTTGAAATCCTAACAAGTATGGCGCCGGTGTAAAAAATTTAGAAGCAGTGGTATCAGATGCAGTAATTTTAAAATTGTTTATCTTAGGTAATTTTCTTTCAGCGTCGTATTGTATACTTGTTATTTCAAACGACATTCTAGGTAACTTTAAAGCTACTTTCTGATCACTATATAAATCTGGATTTGAATTTAATCTTGCGGTGTACTTGTCTTTTGGTGCATAAGCTAAAGGTACCTTTATCTGACTAGCCGTAGAGCCATCAGATTTTCTTCTTAAAACATAAATGTTGTTAAACAGAGAACCAAAAATAGATACTGTTTTTCTAACCCGCTGATGATAAAAATAAGTAAACATTACTGTGGATCTCCAAATGGGTTAGATTCTGTAAAGTCTAAGAAATCTGCTTCATTAGCGTCAAAGATTTCAGACTGTTCATTCTCATCTATTTTCTGAACTTCGTTAGCTGAGAAAATAGAAACTCTTGAGAAATTACCGTCAGAATCTGCAGTTGATCCAACAACAACTCTGTCTACTGTAACTGTTTCAATATTTTGATAACTACCATCAGAGGATCCGAGGTGTACTAGACTTAAGATGTTAGATGAATCGTTCCAGCATGAAACTTCACCGGACAATGTAACACCACTTGCTAATGCAATAGAAACATTTTCGCCTACACAGAATCCCGCACCGTCACTGTCAAGTGTTAAGTCATATGTATAAGCATAATCTTTCTCAACGTGATCAACTCCAGGAATACCAGTATCAAAGTCTTCATCATTGTATTCAAATAGTTCACAACGTAATTTATATGTAGGCAAGTTTCCTAATTGATAAAAAGGAACCTCATGTTCTACGTGCATTATTTGAAATAATTTACATGCCATAGGCAGCCAAATTAGATCACCTTCTCTTGGTCTATCAGGGCATGCACATGAGCAATTTTTATCAGGATCATCTTCACTATATTTTTTGTCACCCATTACAGCTGGTAATGAAGTTACAGTATGCTTCCAACGTCTTCTAGCCACAACAAAAGTAGCAGCATCTCTTATTTCAACTCCAAACTTTGTGAAAATGTCGCCTTCACCGGCAAATCCATCAATGTCATCTATGTACATTTCTACACGATACGCGCAGGAAAAACGAGATGGAACATCTTCGTTTAAAATTAAATCATAGTTAATGGTTTCTCTTGGTAAATAATATACGTCTTGACCGTATATCTTAACAGACTCTATGATAATATCTTCATAAAGATCCTGCTGATTTTTTGTATTCATAAAATATGGGTTTATGGCCATAGCTTACCCCACAAAGAAGTCTACTGGTAATTCTTGTTCCATTCTTACTTTTTCTTCAAGCTTTTCTATGTCAGCTTGAGCATCATCATATATTTGTCTACCATTTAACGTTACTCCACCTGGAAGTTGCATGCCTTCAAACTTAATTAAATTAGCACCCCACTGTCTTTTTATAAGAGCAGTAGTGTATGACTTTAACCACATGTCATCAAAAACAGTAGTGTGAGTAGATGGATCTACTATTTGCAACACTTCTGCGACAACATAATCATCTTCTTTTATGTCATTGTCTTGAAAATCGCCATGAATATAAAGTCTGTTTTGACGTCTAGAAAAATTTACTTGAGGGTGACCGTTAAGCTTTAAATCTAATAGAGATAAGTACTGCTGCATTTGATCGTAGTAGGCGAGATCTCCAGCAAAGTTTTGCAAATCAGCAATGTCATTTAACATCATTTGATACTTTATATCAAAAAAGTTCATAGAATTATTAAATGAAGAAGAGATAGGAAATAATTTCTGAACAAAAATGACGTTACTTGAAATTGAAATATACTCATTTGAAACATCATCGGCTGTTACCTGATGCTTTAAATAAGTTTTTACTGTTGCGTCTGAATGAAATTCTTGATAATACTGTAGCGCCTCGTCTACACGATCTTCGAGTTGATCAGGGTCAACATTTATTTCTATTACTGGATCACCTAATCTACGAAGGCAGTATTCAATAAGAGTATCTCGCGAGCTTGGTGCGGCCATGTTAAAATCCTACTATAAAATCTTATTACTATTTATAACAACAAGAATTTTATAATACAAATATTTACGAGTTATTAGTTACAAACTGATCGTACCAAGTTTCTAGATCTGGTGCAGACCAAGCTCCCATTGCATCGCTATCCCATCCTGCTGGTTCCTGTAGATGTCCTGCAGCAGTTCCTCTTGCGACGAACTCAGATTTTGTTAATGTGGTAGCATTAGCAGTATCTACATAAAACTTATTAGATACTTCATCAGATAGCCAACCTACATACGTACCATCGCTATCTCTATACCAATGTCCTCTGTCTTCTACATACCCCGGAACTTCGCGTCGTCCGAAAGCATTTTTTAACATTTTATATTCTATAACAGCCATTTTTATTCTTCCTCTGTTTCTTCTGGTTTATTTAAACGGTTCATATAGTCAGTGTTATACACTTCAGATTTTCCGAAAATTCTCTCGGTTGTCAAATCAGCATTCTTATAATATTTATCTGCCATTTTATCTAAAAACTCTTCCAAATCATTAGAATGCGGCAATTGTAAATTTTTTATTTTGGCAGTAACCGAAGCTATATAACCTTGCGTTTCTGTCATAGCTACTTGTGGGTGAACGCCAAACTGTTGCATGTATTCTATAGTTGAAGTTGAAATGCGGCCACCATCCATTAAGTTACGATACATCAGCTCGAAGCCTCTGCGGACGTGGTGCTTCTTTTCTTCATTTTCAAAGGATTCCTCATCCCATTCAGTAATCCCATTATTTTTCTTTATCGACTCATAAGTATCAATAAGCGTTGCTATATCTTTAAACGAGCCATTCATTTTACTTTCCATAGTAGAGATAGAAACGTATGCAAGTCTTAATCTTGCTTGTAACACTTCATCATCAGGATTTTCATTTACTTTTTCCTGTAACTTTTCAATCTCTTTACGCTTTTTAGCGTGGCCAACCTGAGCTTCAGCTAAGGCTAGCTTTCTTTTTTCAGCTTCTGCCATAACTTGTCTCATCATTCTATATGGTGAGTGTCCATTCAACATAGTAATAGACATCATTGACAAAGTAGTTTGAGAGTTATTTCTATCGAAATTTCTCGTTTGTCTATTTAATTCTGGCAAGCCTTCATTTACTTTTGCTACTGCAAGAGGATTAATCACTCCTTTTGTTACAGTTGGCATATTAAAAGTCACATTATCACTTATCATCAGTGATGTTGATTCTGTATCTTCTTTCTTTGTTAGTTCTTCACTCATTATAAATCCTATCTAAATTATGATATACTATTATATATATGTTTTATAGTTATGTACCAGATGCGCCTGATTGGTATATGTTAAGTCCACTTGTAAATACATCACTATCACCATATATAGTTTGCGAATTTGGAGGCGTTGCAGGACCCAAAGCAAGTAAATCCCCAAAGTCTTGTGCATTGCCTGTAGTTGCAATTGTTATGTAACCAATTTGTTCTGTTCCAGGTTGAGCTGTTGTTGATGATGGATGAGCTCCTCCTGCATGTAAACCATAAGTCCCATCGCTCATACCTGCAGAACTGTGCGTTTCTTTAGTCATATCTCCAAAGTCAGATGCGTTGCCTGTAGTTGCAATTGTTATGTAGTCAATCTCATCATGAATAGTTGAGGGATAAGACGCGCCTCCCATAAAAACTCCTCTGGTTGAGTTTGCGACAACACCTTGCTGACACGATGCTCTAGCTGCTGTTAAATCACCAAAGTCTGTAGTGTTTCCAGGTGTTTGAGTTGTTACATATTCCATGATATTAGTTTTTGTGTTATAATCAACACTGTAGTCCTCATCGCCTCCAGCAAACACAGTTCTAGTAGCATCTGAAGTAGCTCTTAAATAATCTCGTGGATATGAAAGATCTCCAAAGTCTTGTGAATTTCCAGTAGTTTGAGTTGTTACATACTCTATGGTGTCAAGTTCTGTATCTGCATTAAGTGTTCTACCTCCAGCAAAAAGAGTACGAGTAGGATCTCCTCCTGCAGTTAAGGCTAATCTTCCAACTGTAAGATCTCCAAAGTCAGTGCCATTACCTGTAGTACTAGCTGTAACGTATTCTATAACATCAAGCCTAGTTGCAGGATGAGGTGTTGTTCCGTCATAACCACCGCCATTTAAAATTCTAGATCCATCAGAATGAGATGCTGTACCAGTTTTAGGAGAGGTGAGATCGCCAAAATCTGTTGCGTTACTAGAAGTTGCAACTGGAATATATTGAATGTCATTGTGAGACCAAGCAAAACTGTAACCACCAAAAACCAAACCTCTAGAACCAAAAAACGTTGTTGAATATGCTGGCCCGCCTCCCCATTTTGCTATTATTACGCTTGAACCAGAATCTGCGCCTGACGTTAGTACAACACTTGATCCATTAGGAGCAGTGTAATCAGTAGTATCATCTAGCAAAACACCGTTTAGCCACACTAAAAGGCCATCTCTTGGATGAGCTAAGATTGATCCATTTAAATCTGAATCTTTAAACGTTGTTTGACCAGCAGTTGCTGTGTATTTAAAAACCTCAAATCCTGACTTAGCGCCTGCTAAGTTAGCAATAAAACTTGAATCTACTAAATTAGTCATTCCGCTGGAATCTAATCCAGCATCTCCTTTAAGAGCAACATAAGCTGAGTCTATTAAATTAATTGTAGCAGCTGAGTCAAGACCTGTTACTCCTTGCCTCGCCTGCACATAAGCTGAGTCTACTAAAGAAGATATTTGACTTGAATCTAAACCTACGTCAACTTGTCTGGCTTGGACATAAGAAGAGTCCATAAATGAAATAACGTTTGCTGAATCTAAAGTTGTAGGTTTTCCGGCTATCTCTGAATATTGAATAGCTCTAAATTCGCCACCAGAATCATCTGTGGTTAGAAAATTGCCAGAGCTGGCGCTATCTATTCTATCGCCTAAATTACCTAAACGTCTGCTTATCGCCATTTTTTGAGCCCTTTAAGATGCAAAACCTGAAGCACCGTCCATCCTATGATCGGCTCTGGTTAAATCACCAGCATCAGTAGCATTACCAGTAGTTGCCATTGTTATATATCTTATGTCAGCAACCTCTGTAGTAGATCCGCTTATGTTATCATAACCTCCAAAATATGCAGCTGTAGTGTCATTAGAACAGGCCCCACCATAAGCGTTTCCGCGTACAAGATTTCCAAAATCAGTTGCGTTGCCTTCTGAAGCAAAATCCATATAATCTATTATATCACACCAATTAGAGGCTGTAGAGCTAGATCCTATGAGTCCTCCCATAAATAAAGCTCTTGTTGGAGATTCAGCTCCTTTTAGAATCCCTCTATCGTCTGATAAATCTCCGATAAGCGTACCACCTGATCCAACAGTAGTACTTAACTTATACATTTCTCCTGCAACGTTAGATGAACTTGTATACGGAGATCCTTCTCCTGCATTAGCCATGCCTCCTGCGAATAAAACATAACTACTATTGTCAGCGCACGCTAAGTATGATCTATTTGTAGGTAGCACATCTCCCCAATCTGCTGCGTTTCCAGTAGTAGATATTGTTACGTAATCTATATCGTCTATTCTAGCCGCAGGACCTGAGTAAGGAGCTGGACCAGTTGCGCCATATCCTGCGCCAAATATGCCATAAGTTCCATTTGAAGCTGCAGCTTCTCCTACTCTTTGATGAAAAGTATTACCAAAATCTACTGCGTTTCCTAAAGTCGCAGAAGTTATATAAGATATAGTGTCATATGTACTAATGTTAGAATAAGCTTCGTGATTTATAACTCTCGTTCCATTTCCACAAGCAGCTGACCAGTTTATGTCTGTAGTAAGAGTGTTGCCAAAAGTTTGAGCATTGCTTGTTGTAGTTAAATCCCAATACTCTACAACATCATCTGTTGAAGGTCCTGTTCCTGCTAATGAAAAACCTCTATCTCCACCCATTGGCTGCACACCACCAGCAACTACTTCTCCAGATAGACCTATCCAATTATCATCGTAATATATTGCTAAAAATTTATTCGCTCCACTATCGTTAAACCAATAAGTACCTGCAGAAACGTTTGTAGGTGTGCCGTTAGATTCTACTATAGATCCTGCTAAAACACCAGGATATTGCGAAGCTACAGTTTGTCCTCCTATAGTAATACCATTAGGAAATCTTGGAGCGCCTGTACCAACTCTATTTGTAATTTTATCTACTTTTACTTCACTCATTAGTTTTTTCCTTAACCTATTCCCTCAGAACCGCATGTTTGTCTTCTTCTTGAAACATCACCGAAGTCTGTAGCGTTTCCTGGAGTAGCTACTGTCACGTAATCAACCGTATTGTGTGCATAGCTATCGCTTGAACTATTTGATTCTCCACCAAAAAACAGAGCTCTAGTGTTATTGGCCGAAGCTCCTCCTCCTTGTCTAGCCGATGATAAATCACCAAAATCCACTGCGTTTCCTAAAGTCGCTGTGTCAAGATAGGCTAAAGTATTTGATAAACTTCCCCAGGAAAATCCAGAGCCATTATATGATTCGTGATAAATTGTTCTGTTTACATTGTCGTTTGTTACTGCTGGTTTATTAGAACCCAACAAGAGATCACCAAAGTCAGCAGCTGCTACTGACGAATTTCCTGGAGTGAAATAATCAACTGCAACACCAAAAGCGTTACCATATCTTCCACCAAAAGCAAGCGCTCTTGTATCATTAGAACTTACACCGCCAAATGAATATCCCTCCGCACCACTTAAATCTATTAGATCAGATGCGTTTCCAGTAGTTTGAATTGTAACTGTAACAATACTAGTGCTGCTACCAGATCCATTGGACCTAAAGTGCATGTAACCAGCCCCAGCATCGCCTCCGTTTTCATTAAAATAATCTGATGGAAGATCGCCAAAGTCTACAGTATTACCTGGGGTCGCACAAGTTATGTAATGTATTCCGGTACCATTAGCAAGATCTCCTGCGTTACCATATCCGTTATCTACTAACGCCGAACCTAGTACGATTCTGCTATGATCTCCTCCTGCTGCTATTTCTGAAATACCTAGTGCGATAGAACCAGAAGCAGTTATGTCACCAAAATCAGTTGCGTTACCAGTAGTTGCTATTGTTAATGTTTCAATGTGATTTGCAGCGGTAACGTAATAGTTTCCGTTGTAGTATGTTCCACCAAGAGCAAAAGCATGAGTTGCGTTCGAACTACCTCCACCACCGCTAGGAGCCTGATCACCTCTTATTGTTCTCCAACCAATTGGAGTGTATATATTCAATCTAGTGTTAGCGCTGTCGTACCACATTAAGCCATAATAAGAAGCAGAATCTGAAGGCGCGTCAGCTGAATCTATTATTTTATTTAATTGAATAGCTCCGCCTGAATCGTCTAGTGCCTTTCCTCCTATAGTAAGTCCATTTTCAAAATCGACAGCGACAGATCCAGTTGAATCTGTTATAGTGTTAACTCTTATTTCACTGTATTGACTCATTTATTACTTTCCTTTAAGCTTTACTATGACGCATTTCCTGAAGTTGCACCAGAACTATACACCGCTTCAGTTAAATCTCCATAATCTGTTGCGTTTCCTAGAGTAGCCATTGTTACTTGTTGTATTATGTCTATATCACCAGGATTGTAACCCCCAACAAACTGAGCTTTGGTTGAATTACAACAAGCGGAAGCATAGGCGTGATTTCCTAATAGGTCTCCGAAATCTGACGAGTTTCCTGTTGTTGAAACAGGAAAATATTGAATAACATTGTGATAGCTACCACTGGCCAGGCCACCAAACACTATAGCTCGATCTCCAGATCCTGTTCCTGTAGCTCCGTGGTTACTAAGAGGAGTTAGAAGGTCGCCAAAGTCTTGCGCATTTCCTGTAGTATCGCCAGTAACATAATCCATAGTGTTGGAATAACCGCCTGCCTGACCACCGATAAAAACTATTCTCGACCCGTTAGATGCTGCCGAAAGACGCTCTCTAGCTACTGATAAATCACCAAAGTCAATAGTGTTTCCTGTGGTTGCTATTGTGGCATACTCTATGGTATTAACATTACTGCTTCCGTCAGTGCCACCTCCATGAATAGCTCTTGTTCCATTGCTTTCACATGCTGCTCGGTTTCTCGCGGAAAGCATGTCACCAAAATCCGTGGCATTGCCGGTAGAGGCTATTGTAACATAATCTATTATATCTGATCCGCTAGCAAAGGGGGAAGATGATTGACCACCAAATGAAAGAGCTCTAGATGCATTAGAACAAGAAGCAATATAACTTCTTTTTCGAGTTAGATCGCCGAAGTCTACAGCGTTTCCTGTAGAGGAGGCTATGTTCCAGTAATCTATTACATTTGAATGATCAACGCCTGTGTCATAACCACCAAATCTAAGTCCACGATCACCATAATATAAAGCACTAGTTCCACCTCCACTAGTAGCAATACCGTATTTTATAATTTGTAAATTAGCACCTGAGTCAGAACTATCTGTTAGTGTAACACTTGTTCCATTTGACGCGGTGTAGTCAAACGTGTCTAGTAATAAAACACCATTGAGAAATACAAGTATTCCATTTGCATCATATGCTAATGTTTCTCCGTTATCATCAGTAGAGTCAAATACTGTTTGTCCAGCAGTTGCCTTGTACTCATACATTTGAAATCCAGATCCGGCTGATACTCTCGCTGCAGCGTAGTCTGAATCTATAATAGATGAAATTCCAGCAGAATCTAATCCTGATGTTAATCTTGCAGCAACATACGCAGAGTCTATAAGAGCAATTGCCGCTGCAGAATCTAAACCAGCGCCTCCAGCTCTGGCTTGAACATATGTTGTGTCTATAAGTGATGTTACTAATGCTGAGTCTAGACCTACGTCAGTTTGTCTAGCTTGAATATATGCAGAATCAAATAATCCTTGAGCTAAAGAAGAATCTAAAAGACCACTAGGCACATTGGTTATATGTGTACTCCACACAGGAGATAAGAACTTACCTTGAGATGAATCATCTACTGTTAAAAAGTTTCCGGAAGTAGCGCTGTCAACTGCATTAGCTAGGTTTGCAAGTCTTCTATTACTATAGTTTGGCATTTATGATTCCCTTATGAAGCATTACCTGCTGTTGTAGAAGCCGTTGAACCACCTTCAGTTAAATTACCAAAGTCTGTGGAGTTTCCGGTTGTTTGAATGGTAATTCTATTTATTCCGTCATCTCTAGCACTGCCGTTATAACCTCCAGCAAATACGCCGTATACACCATCAGTTCCAGCAGATTTTGTTCCTGATCTTGAATAGTTTAAATCTCCAAAATCTGTAGCATTACCTGTAGACGCTATAGTAACATAATCTAAGCTATTTTCATATGAAGATCCATTATAACCTCCTCCCACTACACCTCTCGTTAAATCGCTACATCCACCAAGACTGTGTGTACTAAAATTTAAATCGCCAAAGTCTGATGCGTTTGTGGATGATGAAGGGTTCCAGTATTGTATAGTGTTTCTATACAAGTTTGCATATGCGCTGCCACCAGCTGCTATGATTCTATCAGTATTTCCAAAACCACATAGGCCTAGTAAACCTTCTACTAGATCACCAAAATCTGATGCCGTTCCTGAAAATGTAGATATAGAAAACTTTTGAATTTTGTTTAACCAAGGATTTGTTCTATATCCACCAAAATAAAAAGCATTAGTACCATCAGAAGCTGATCCCATGTCATCATAAGGATCTATAACCATTCCAGTAGAAGTATTGCCTAGTGTAGATACTGTTACATATTGAACATCGTCATATGATGTACTATTAGTGTGACCGGCAAACACTGCATATGTTGCGTCAGAAACTGCACTACCGCCATCGTTTGAAACACCTGATGTAGTACCAAAAGTTGAAGCATTTCCTGGTGTTGCCATAGCAAAATAATTTATCGCGTCACCGTTAGTTTGTCCTTGCATAAAAGTCAAAGCTCGAGCTCCACCCCAAGATATAAAGTTACCGGCCGGAGCAGCAACAGCCCATCTTCCTATTGTCACTGGAGAACCAGAATCTGCTGCAGTAGTAAGAGTTACAGTGTCTCCACCAGAAGTTGTATAATCATCTGTTGGTATGAGCAAAATGCCGTTATAAAAAACTAATATATTGTCAGTAGATGTACTGTAAGATAATGTTTCTCCATTATCATCAGCACCAGTATAAGCAGTTTGTCCTGCTGTTGATGTATACTTGTAGTATGTAAAACCAGAATTAGCAGATGTTCTAGCTCCTACATAATCTGAATCTACTAAGTTTATTGTAGAAGATGAGTCTAATCCAGCTGTTATTCTTGCAGCTACGTAAGATGAGTCAATTAAGTTAGTAGTTTTAGCTGAGTCTAAACCACCAGCACCTTGTCTTGCTTGAACGTAAGATGAGTCAACTAAATTAGTAATTTGACCGGAATCAATTCCAACATCAGTTTGTCTTAATTGAATATAAGATGAATCTACGAGAGATGAAAGAGTTGAAGAGTCTAGTAGAGTAGGCTTTCCAGTTATTTCGGAATATTGTACATCGCGAAACTTACCACCTGAGTCGTCAACCGTTAAGAAATCGCTTAGTGCCGAGCTATCTATCGACTTACCTAAGTTACCTAATTTTCTACTTCTACTAAAAGCCATTTTTTTATTTCCTTATGAAGCGGCGCCTGAACATGCTGCCCCGCCGTTCCGTGATGATGTTAGATCCCCGTGATCAGTAGCATTCCCTGCTGTTTGAATAGTCACAATTTGAATAACATTAACCGAACCAGAATTATCGCTACCTCCAGCCCATGTGCCATAAGTAGTGTTAGAGCAAGCATGGGAGCTATTGATAGAGTTTGTCAAATCGCCAAAATCTGTGCCGTTACTTGGGGTGTCAACAGTAAAATACTCCATCACGTTAGTTCTTCCTGGAGAACTGTCAAATCCACCGCCAACAACCGCTCGAGTAGCATCAGCACAAGCCGCCCCACCACGAAGGCTTTGAGTCAGATCACCAAAGTCAGTAGCATTTCCTGGAGAAGCTACGGTTATATAGTCAACGACATTAGTTATCGGTGACTGTCCACCCATGTATAACGAATAAGTACCGTTTTCAGCTCCTGCCGTTGCGTATCTAGCTGTTGTTAAATCACCAAAGTCTGATGCGTTTCCTGTGGTGGCAATCGTAAAGTAATCTAAAGTATTTACAACAGTAGCTCCATTATCATAACCTATAGCAGTTACACCATAAGTTCCATTACCTGCTGTAGCTCCTACATATGATCCAGTAGTTAAATTGCCAAAATCTTGAGCGTTGCCTGTTGTTGAAACAGTTACATAATCAATCTCATCTACAGTTGTAAACGTTGAACCGACATAACCTCCACAAAATACTCCTCGAGTAGTATTACCAGTACCATCTGACATACTGTGCTTTGAGCTAACTAAATCACCAAAGTCAGTAGCATTTCCTGATGATGTAATATCCCAATAATCAATAACATTAGTTCCTGGCGAGCCTCCAGTATCTCCTCCACCAAGAAGTCCCCTATCTCCACCCCAAAAAGAGGTACTACCGCCGCTTGATTGAATTGTCCACGTTGCAACGTTCACAGAAACTCCAGAATCTGCACCTTCTGTCAAAGTTACAGTGTTACTTCCTGAAGTACTATAGTCAACCGTAGGTTCCAGAACAACACCGTTATAAAAAACAAGTAAGGCGTCGCCAGAATAAGATAACACACTACCATTTTCATCTGAGTTAGTAAACGCGGTTTGACCAGCTGTTGCTGTGTACCTATAGTTCTTAAATCCTGAGTTAGCAGTTGTTCTTGCATCTACATAAGTAGAGTCTACCAAGCTTATCGTTCCAGCTGAATCGAGACCAGAAGTTATTCTAGCATTTACATATGCTGAGTCTACAATTCCAGTTATTCCTGCTGAGTCTAGGCCTACGTCGCCCTGCCTTGCTTGAACGTAAGATGAGTCTACTAATGATGTTACTAATGCTGAGTCTAGGCCTACGTCAACTTGTCTGGCCTGGACATATGCCGAGTCCACAATCGCTTGTGCAGCCGCAGAGTCTAGAGTAGTTGGTTTTCCAGCTATCTCTGTCCATAAAACATCTCTAAACTTACCGCCTGAATCGTCAACCGTTAAGAAGTCACTCGTGGCGGCAGAATCTATGAATTTACCTAGATCAGCTAATTTTCTACTTAAACCCATTATTACTTTCCTTTAAACTTTACTATGACGCATTTCCAGTATCAGCGAAACAGCGGTCTTTTACTGTAGTCAAATCTCCAAAATCTTGAGCATTGCCTGTAGTTGCAATTGTTACATACTCGATTACGTTTACTTCATTTATAGGAGAAGCTGAAAAACCTCCTCCAAACACTGCTCTAGTCGTGTTACTACACCCAGCATTTCTAGATTTGTTTGTAGTCAAATCACCAAAATCTGTAGCATTTCCTGGAGAAGCTATTGTTATGTATTCTATAGTATTATATGCGTTACTAAGAGTGCCAGATGTACCACCAGCAATTAATCCTCTCGTAGTGCTTTGAGCACATGCGTGATCTAAAGTTCCTGATGTTAAATCTCCAAAATCTGTAGCACTTGATCCGACAGTCCATGTAAAAGTTTCTATTGTATTTTGAGCTGCATAAGATGGAGCGCCAATAGCACCTCCTACATATACGGCTTTATCTGCATTGCTTATTCCGGCATTAGTCATTCCGTATCTTCCAGATGAAAGAGTACTTCCCCAATCTGTAGCGTTTCCGGCCGTGGCTATTGTCACATAATCAATCTCATCTAATGGGGCAGCTGTCGCTCCACTGTTTGATCCTGGTCGACCCCAACCACCTGCAAACATTCCAGTCACACCATTTGATGCACCACCAGAGCCATACCTATAATGATACTGATCACCGAAGTCTGATGCGTTCCCTACAGTTGCACATGTTATTACTGATATTGTTTGGTAGTCATTAGAACTACCTGCGTTAGTTGATTGCTCATAAAAAACTATATTTGTAGCATTACTTACAGAACATGAATGATTAATAGTGTTTGTACTGGTGGTTTGGAAATCTCCAAAGTCAGCAGCGTTTGATGTAGTTGTTATATCAAAGTAATCTACTTGTCCATCAGCAGGAGTACCTGATGTACCATCACCTATAAAAGCCCTGTCTCCATAAAAAACTCCACCGCTACTGCCACTTCCTCCTAGCGCCCAGCTGCCTACAACTAAACTTGCTCCTGAATCAGCACCGGCCGTTAAAGCAACGCTTGTTCCATTAGAAGCTGTGTAGTCATCAGTATCAAGTATCTGCACGCCATTAAGCCAGACTATAATACCATCTGCGGTGTAAGACAAAACCTCACCGTTATAATCAGATCCTGAAAAGTCTGTTTGCCCATCTGAAGCAAAATATGTAAAAGTTTTAAAACCTGAATTTACTGCAGCTTTTCCAGATATATAATCTGAGTCTATTAAATTAGTTACTTTTGATGAGTCTAAACCTGTTGTTGATCTTGCTGAGAGATATGCAGAGTCTACTAGATTAAGTGCACCGGCTGAATCTAAGCCTGTTGTAGATTGTCTAGCAGTGATGTATGAAGAGTCGACTAAACTCGTAATTTGACTCGAATCTAGCCCTACGTCTGTCTGTCTCGCTTGAATATAAGATGAGTCTATTATAGCTTGAGCTGCAGCTGAATCTAAAACAGTTGGTCTACTAGCTATCTCTGAGTATGCTATCGATCTGAACTTACCTCCAGAATCATCAACTGTGAGAAAATTACCAGTAGCCGCGCTGTCTACTGCAGAACCTAAGTCAGCGAGCTTTCTGTTTGTCACCATTTTCTATTCCTAACTTCTCTCTTATTTATAGTATTTATATTGTTATGATGAAAGAATAAAATTAAATTTTTAGCCTATTCCTTCAGAACCAGTCGTTTCTCTTCTAGGTGAGCAATCGCCAAAATCAGATGCGTTACCTGGCGTAGCTATTGTTACGTAGCATATAGTAGTATCAGCATTGACTCCGGTGTTTATTGATCCTCCAAAAAATACAGCTCTAGTATTACTGGCTGAAGCACCCATACCTTGCTGTGATACTGTTAAGTCGCCAAAATCTGCAGCGTTGCTCGGAGTAGCAGTGTCAATATAGCTTATAGTATTTGATACTGAGCCAGATGTTGAGCTAAGCGTCCCTTGGTACATATCAGCATAAACTGTTCTATTTAAATTGTCGTTTGTTACTGCTGGTTTATTATTACCTGTTATAAGATCACCGAAGTCAGCAGCTGCTACTGATGCATTTCCAGGAGTAAAATAATCTATGTGAGACTCGTAATAATTGCTTCGTCTACCTCCAAAGGCAATGCCTCTAGTATCGTTTGTGCTTACTCCACCATATGACATATTTGTCATTTGTAAATCTATGAAGTCAGTAGCATCTCCAGTTGTTTGAATTGTAACTTGTTGCAAAGTAGTAAAGGATTGACTACCAGTATTTCTAAAGTGCATAACTCCATTTCCACCATCACCGCCCATTTCATTGTGATATGACGCTGATTGTAAATTACCAAACTGAGTTGAATTGGCTGCAGTTGCACACGTTATATAATGTATGCCAATGCCAGTTTCAAAGTCACCAGTCTGATGACTAACATTTGTAACGCTAGCTGCGCCCATTACAATTCTATTATGATCGCCACCAGCTACTATTTCAGCAACACCTTTTCGTGGATATCCGTAAGGGTCCGTCGTACCTGTAATAGTAAAATCAGCAAAGTCTGTAGCGTTTCCTAAAGTTTCAAAATTAATCTGTTCAATATTGTTGTCTGGCACATTCCAATTTCCAGATCCAGATGAAAAGTAATAGATTCCACCTAATATAAATGCAGTGTCTGCGTTTGAAGGTCCTGCTCCTGAAGAATCTGTCAAACCAATATTAGTCCACCCATAACTATCGTTTACGTAAACCTTTAAAGAACTGTTATCTGAATCCCAAAAATAGTCTCCTGGTTGAGCATTACCTCCTGAGTCTACTGACAAAGGTGCACCACTAGAACTATCTACATGAAAGTTAGCCTTTAAGTTTCTATTGTTTACTTTAATCCCAAGCTTAGCGTCTACTATGCCAGATAATTTAGAGGTTTTAAGTGTTGACATTTTTAACTCCTAATTCAACTACTAGATCCAGCACAACCAGCTATATTACTCAGTGAATAAGTTAGATCGCCGAAGTCAGCACCATTTCCTGTAGAAGAAGTTGTTATATAATCTATAGACGATACTTGAGTTGTGGTGTAACCTCCAGCAAACAAGCCTCGGCCTGTACCTCCAACTGTTGGACTGTTAGCCGTTCCCGATTGGCTTCTAATTGAAGTTAAGTTACCAAAAGCTGTCATGTTTCCAAGAGTTTGTATAGTAACATAGTCTATGTCTTCTTCACGGGCGCTTCCGTTATAACCTCCAGCATATATACCATATGTTTCATCACCAATCCCCATAGCTAATCGAGTTCTTGGAGTAGCAAGATCGCCAAAATCAACAGCATTCCCAGGGGTTGCAATTGTTATATAGTCGATAACACTTTGTTGAGTACTACCGTAGTATCTTCCCATAAAAAGACCACGGGTCGCATCATTTGCAGCGGCTAACTGTGTGCCAGGTACAGTTAAATCTCCAAAGTCCGTTCCATTTCCTGTAGTAGCTACTGTTACATAATCCATAGCAGCATGGCTTGTGCTGTAACCGTTGCTTGCAACTGCGTATGTACCATCTCCTACAGCATCCCCGTATCGTGAGCCCGGAGCGTTCATACTTCCAAAATCTGTATAGTTACTTGCTACAGCAATCGTATAATATGTTATTTTTGTATAATAACCACTAGAGTTTCCACCAAAAAATAATCCTCTAGATCCATTTGATGTTCCAGCACATGAATTCCTGTTTAAATAATCATCACCAAAGTCTGCTCCATTACCTAGAGTATCTATAGACAAGTAGTCTACGTGATTGGCAGGATTCGTACTTTGTTGAAAAAGAGCTCTATCACCCATCCAAGAGGCCGGGGTGGCAGCTGTCACAGCAGAATCTGTCAAACCTAAGTTAACCCAGCCAATAGAATCATTGACATAAAACTTTAAAATGTCATTAGTAGAATCACCTGTAGAATCATAAAACCAGTGTCCTATTTCAGCAGTGCCACCTGCTCCAGCAGAATCAGGTAGAGCACCTGTACTATCTACTGTAAAATTTATTGTAAAAGCTCGAGGTAAAGAGTTGGGCCCAATCTGAACATCAAACGGAGCTTCGGTTGTCGTTAAAACTACTCCAGATATTTTATTTGTTTTTAATGTTGACATATTAGTACACCCTGCATGAAACTAGTGTTGAATCAGATGATGATGTGGTTGAAGGTGATGAAAAGCTAGGATTGCCCCAAGTTTCAGCCGCAGTCGATTTATAGATCCAAGTCTGCATGTTAATATCATCAGTGTCGTTAACATAATTTGAAATTTGGCCAGGATCAGTTTCATAATTTGAACTAGCTGTAGTGTGAACTCCACTACTGCTGTACCAACCATTAGCAGCTGAAAAAATGATAAATTGACCCGCGGCATCGAGAGTTGTCTGATTATAATTAGTATTTTGATAACGAGAATTATTGTTATATTGGGTGCCTTTTCCATTATCAATTCCAGTTACACCTCTAAAAACTAAAAAGTGAAAAGCGCACGCTTGATAGGAAGGAGTGCCGTAGTTATCAGGATGATGACTTACAGATCCAGTTGAAATGTCACTAGCAGTAACGTATCTGTAGAATATAGCGTGATCATGATCATAAGAATCACTTCCTCCCATTTTAGCACCGGATAGAAATGTGAAGTTACCAAGTTCGTCTGAAGGTGTGTTACTAATGTAGTATCCAGATGTATTACCTCTACCAAAAACTAAAACTATCAAGTCTCCTGCTTGTACTGTATAGTTAGTTCCGTTTGCCTCATCCAAATTAGAAAAAGTAAAAGTTCCTGTATTACCATTAGTCGTAGTCCACTGCTCCTTACCTACATAAATCAAACCAGGCCCGGCTGCGGCGTCTGCAGAATCTGTAAGACTTATGTTCTCATAGCCAATAGAGTCGTTTATGTACATAAAAAGATTGTTAAAGGTTGTATCATAAAAGAAATCACCAGCCAGGCTAGTTCCACCTGATTCGGCTGAAAGTGGAAAATTTGCATTCGTATCGGCAACAAAACTGCCGCCTCCTAATTTAGATGAACCATCAACAAGACTATGTGGAAAATTAGGCTTTGTTGTGCTATTTGATCCGAATATTTTATCTACTTTTAATTTACTCATGATGCATTCCCCGCTGCGCCTGAAAGCGCGTATTTAGCAGCATAGGTGTCACCGAAATCTATAGCATTTCCTGTAGTTGCTATTGTTACATATTCTATTACATTTGAATAGCTTCCAGTTGTTCCTGCTGCAAATGTTCCGTAAGTTCCGTTGCTTGCTCCTGCTAAATGATATCTATTAGCAGTTAAATCTCCAAAGTCAGTACCATTACCGGTTGTTGCAGTTGTATAGTACTCTATAGAACTAGTTGATGTGTTTTCTCCTCCGCCTCTTAGAGATCTCGTTGCAGACGTAACCATTCCGTTTTGAGCTAACTCATGTGCCTCTAACATATCTCCAAAGTCAACTGCGTTTCCAGCTGTTGCGTATGTAATATAATCTACTACATTAGATTGTTGAGGATCTGGAGAGGAACCACCATAATCGTACGGATACTTACCACCTATGTAAAGTCCTCGAGTTGCATCTCCTCCTGCTGATAAACCCCATCTTGAAATTGTTAAATCTCCCCAATCTGCTGCGTTTCCGGCGGAAGCTATTGTCACATAGTCTATAGTATTTACATAAGTAGTGCTAGAGTTACCAGTTCTGCCTCCGCCCCAAATACCATAGGTTCCATCGCCTGTAGCAGCGACGTCTTGTCTACCTTGACTTAAGTCACCAAAATCAGTTGCATTTCCCGGAGTAGCAGAAGTCCAAGTGTCGATTTGATTTCCAGTAGTATAACTTCCATCATATCTATTTCCACCTGCGCTTACAATTGTTGTACCACTTGATGCTGTACCTTTACCCCAAAAATTAGATGTTAAGTCTCCGAAGTCTGTAGAGTTTCCTGGTGTAGTAATGTCATAGTATTGTATAGTACTATCATTTGGAAAAGCTCCACCTGCTAAGTGAGCTCTATTTCCTAACCAACCTGGAGTAGGAACTGGAGGTTCTACATATTTAGTTACACCTATCCAACTTCCCTTCACATTAACTGCAAGGAGACCTTTTCCACTATCATGATCTGCGTTCCACCAATAAAGCCCGCTACTACTATCTTCAGGAGTACCAGATGAATCTACGACACCTTTTACAAATATGTTTTTTGGATATTTCTCATCTAAAGTTTGTCCTGTAACGGTAAAGCCAGTAGGAAAATCCGGCGCAGCAGAGTCGTTCAGTGAAACTATTCTTTCTACTCTAACTTGACTCATGACGCAGCTCCTGAAGTACCTCTAGCATGATTTCCACCATCCGTCATATCTCCAAAGTCATAAGCATTTCCCGGAGTAGCTATAGTTATATAGTCTATAGTGTTAACTCTAGTTGAACCGTTATAACCACCCATAAAACATGATCTTGTCGTGTTAGTAGAACAACCAGCGTATCTTGAAACAGTTAAGTCGCCAAAGTCAACTGCGTTTCCTGAAGTTCCCATTGTTGTGTAATCTATGACATTACTGGCAGAACCAGTCCACCCCCCTCCTATAACCATATAGTCGTCATTTCCACCTGCTACAGGGTAGTTTCTTCCAACTGTCAAATCACCACGGTCTGTAGAGTTAGCCACAATTGGTAATGCTAAGTAAAACATTTCATTGGAGTAAGTAGTAGAGCTGGTTCCACCTGCCCATATTCCTCTCGCTCCAGTTATAGTTGCCCAAGCAGCTCCGTTTTGTTTTCTAACTGATGTGTATGAATCAAGTGATGCATCACTTTGAGTTGCAAGGTTAAGTGTTTCTATTTGTGAGGTTGTTTGATTACTTCCTGTGTAATATCCGGAAGCTCCATCGCTGACTCCAGATTTTCCTGAATAAGCTAAACTAGCTAAAGATCCAAAATCTTGAGCGTTACCTGTTGTTGCTGAAACTACATACTCAAGCTCATAATAACCAGTGGATGGAGCTCTTGTTTCAGCATTAATACAATAAGTGCCATTACTAATTGCACCGTGAGGCCCAGACTGGCCATTAGCAGTAGTCATTATACCAAATGACGCTGCGTTACCTGTGGAAGTTATGTCAAAGTACTCAATTTTATTTCCATAATTAGCACCAGTACCAGAAGAAGCATTAAAGACAATTGCTCTGTCTCCACTATTAGGACCTACATCTCTAGGAACTGCATATCCACCGGCAAATGTTCTCCAACCATCTGGAGTGTATATGTTCATGTGACTGTTAGCACTATCGTACCAAAGTTGGCCATTTACCCAATCAGCGCTATCTGGAAATCCTGTTGAATCTATAATTGAAACAGCTAAACTAGGATCGCTTAACTCTTTGTTATCGATCGTAATTCCTTGAGGAAATTCTACTGGATCAGTTCCTGAGTTTACCTGAATGATGTCGCTTTTTAAGGGTCCAGCCATTTTAAACTACCACGTATCTAGCACCATCATTAACGGTGATTGTAACTCCACTGTCTATTATTACCGGTCCGACTGATAATCCGTTCTGATTTCCAGCTATTGTTATGTTGGATGTTAAATTTTGAGATGCTACGTTAACAGTAGCGAATCCTGATCCACCACCACCGCCGCCGCTAGATCTTGCAGCAACATATGCTGAATCAACTATTCCAGTAACACCAGCTGAATCCAAACCACCACCTGCGCCACCAGCTCTGGCTGCTACATATGTAGAATCAATTAAACTTGTTGCTGCAGCTGAATCTAAGAATGAAGTATTATCTAAAATGATAATGTCGCCGACCATTCCAGCATGAGATGTACACTGATAAACTAATGAGTTTGGTGCACCCATGTCAGGAATAAACGTAACTGTTCCTGGTCCGCTCTGACCATTATTTACTACACCAGTGCTATAAGCACTGCCTCCATCTGATACTCTGATTTGAAATGGGTGTCCAGATTGATTTAAATTAAACCTGTACTTTACTCCTCTTTGAAGATATAACGTAGGGTTATCTACACCTGAAGAAAAACCAGATCCAGTAAACGTATAAGCAGATGATCCATTAGCCGCAACTTCAAAAACTGCTTCTATCTGATGATGAAAATTACCGCCGCCATTATCATGTATACCTAAGAAATCACCAGGACTAGCACTATCTATCGCTGGAGCTAAATTAGCAATATGTCTATTTATTGAACTTGGCATTTTTATTTCTCACTTTTACTTATATTTATATACGTTTCCTTATGAAGCACTTCCAGAACATGAAGCAGTCTTGCCATATGTATCAGTATTGTCTCCAAAATCTGCAGCGTTTCCTGTTGTTTGAATAGTTATATAATCAAGAACATTATAAAATGTTGAATTAGTATCACCACTTGCAAAAACTCCACGTGTAGCATTAGCCATTCCGCTTGTTTGTCGCTCTTGTGTAAGATCGCCAAAGTCAACTGCGTTTCCTGTTGTTTGAATAGCTACATAATCCATTGTATTTACACCGTTTGATGAAGCCGTTCCACCTCCTGCTGTTACGCCGCGAGTTGAATCGGAACAGCTTCCTAAACGATATCTTCCTTGAGAAAGATCTCCAAAGTCTTGAGCATTGCCTGCTGAAGCAAAAGTAATATAATTCATTGTCACATCGCCCGCTGCAGCTGTGCTATATCCTCCTGCAATAACACCTCTTGTTGCGTCAGCAAAAGAAGTTGGCATTTGAGCTTGATAAGTCATGTCACCAAAATCAGTTGCGTTTCCTGTCGTTGCAACTGTAATACTTTCTATCTCATTTTTATAATTATTTGGGTAGCTACCACTTCCAAGACCACCTGCAATTATCCCTATTGTACCATTGGAACTTGCTGTCACCGCGTTTTTTGTAGACGTAAGGTCACCGAAATCTTGAGCGTTGCCTGTAGTCGCTACTGTTACATAATCCATTACATTTGAACGCGCACCATCGGAATTACCACCACAAAATACACCTCTTGTTTGATTACTTAATGCTCCAAGAGATTCTCTTGTACCCGTTAGATCGCCAAAGTCTTGAGCATTGCCTGTAGTTGTAATATCAATATAATTAATTACGTTTACTGACGTTCCATTGTTTGCGGTCTCACCACCACCAATAAGTCCTCTATCACCACTCCAAGCATTTCCACTACCACCAGAAGATCCACCTCCACCATATGAGCCCGAACTTCCAGAGGCACTATCTTGGCCACCTTCTTTCCAACGTGCTATCATTATAATAGCACCGGAATCAGCAGCATCGTCTAAAACAACTGAAGATCCGTCAGTTGCTGTATATTCAGTCGTTGACAATAAAACACCATTATAGTGAACTAAAATATTATTTTGACTATAAGATAACACATTTCCTGCTATATCTGAATCTTCAAATGTAGTTTGATTGTCAGTAGCATTATATTCATATAGGTTAAATCCAACACCCATTTGCCTATCTTGAATATATGCTGAGTCAACTAAGTTAGTTACTGAATCTGAATCGAATGTGGAAACTGTCTGTCTAGCTTGAACATATGCTGAGTCAACTAGATTAATTACTTCAGAACTATCTAAAGAAAGAGATTGGACGAGGCCTGAATCAACAAAAGATCTAATTTGATTAGAGCTGTTTTTATAAAATAATTTGCCGTCCGCGAAGTTAATGGCTAATTCGCCATATTCTAAATCGCTTGTGCCTGGCTTATTTCCAGAGACACTGGATTTTTTAAGCTTAATAGTACTTGTCATTTTTAATCCTTAAAAAAGGTAGTGTTTAAAGCCGGAGTAAAAACTCCGGCTGTTATATTATTAGAAGGTTCCGCCGTCTATTGTTGTTATAGTAACTTCACCGGTTGTGACAGTAAAGTTATCAGAACTAAATGATGCTACACCTGGGTTAGAAACTGTAGCTAGTTCGGCAGCAACTGTAAGTTGATTTGATCCATCGACATAGTTTAGATCGATACCTTCGCCTGCTTGTAAGAATGAATTGGCTAAATGATCTTCAATTCTTTCTCCAAGTCCAACACCGTTTAAGAAAACTGCGCTGTCTAGTGAAGCGTGTGGAATATCTAAAGGTTTGTTTGGATCCCATCTATCGGTAGCACCGTCGTATACAAATGCTGGTTTAGTTCCAGTGTAAGAACTCGATCCGATTGTAAGACCAGCACCATCAGCTTCTCCATTGTTATCCGCTGAATCAGCCAAGTTAAGATTTTTATCACCGATATTAACTTCTGTTGAGTTGATGGTTGTAGTTGTACCTTGAACTTGTAAGTCACCTCGTACAATAACTGTACCAGCATCAGAATCTAGAGGAGCTGGGTCGATAAAGAGTGTTCCACTTGTAGAACCAACCGTGTTATCTAAGATTCTAACATTGTCAACATCGATTTGTGTTAATCCTGCTAGTGTAGTAGTTGAACCACCTAAACTTAAAGTAGTAGAACCTAGTGTTATGTCCTTAGCAGAAACCGCTCCAGAAGAGACTGTAAAGTTCGCTGTTGCAAAGGATGCAACACCTTTGTTAGTCGTACTAGCGTCTTCAGCGTCAACCCTAATTGAGTTAGCTGTAGGAGCAACAACATCTATTCCTTCTCCACCATTAATTGTAATGGCACCTCCAGAAGCAACTGCGCTGTCACCGCCGTCGACTAAGAATTGTAATGGAATTGATGCTCCACCGATGTTACCTGAAAGAGATACCGCGCCAGCTACAACATTAAAATCATTACCGTTAAATGAAGCCGCACCGATATTTGATGTAGTAGCAAGTTCAGCTGAGTATGTTACAGTTGCGCCACTTACAAAAACATCAATACCAGTACCTGTTCCAAATGTTAATGCAGAATCTATAAGTGATATGTCTGATGAATCACCGCCAGCCTGACCAGATTTTACGTTTAGAGTTGATGAAACTGAAGCTGTTGATGCAGCTGTAATTCTACCTTGTGCGTCAACTGTAAGTACTGGTACACTTGTTGCAGAACCATAACTACCTGCAGTTACAGCAGTATTGTCTAGATTTACGGTTATAGCTGTGCCTGTAGCTGTTGATGTTAAGCCCGTGCCACCTAATACGGAAAGAGCTGAATCAGCAAGGCTGACGTTTACAGTGCCAGTATCACCAGCACCTTGAAGTGTAATAGAACCACCACCAGTTATTCCGTCAACATATGCTTTTGTTGCAGCATCAGTACCAGCAGAAGGAGTTCCAAGATTAATAATCTTGTTAGACTCCATATTGACCTGCTGACCCATTTTAAGGGCATTGCCGTCCAAAGTATCTATTGTTGATGAGTCAAGTTGAATGTTGTCAACTTTTAACATGTTTATTTTTGAGCTAGAGTCAACTAATATTGCGCTGCTAGCTGTTAAAGTACCAGGTGCATGATCCATCATGCTGGTAAAATACTTACCACCTATGACTTCATGATTTGCTGCATCACCATTCGTTTCAGTACCTGTACCTATGTATAATCTGTCCCCGCCGTTGTTAACTCCACCAGCGAGACTCGAATAGGCCATTTCCCCTGCAGCAAGCGTTGCTGGATTCCCAGCGGTACTAGACCTTTTTATTCTAATAATTGTTGCCATCAGTATTGGCCTCCGTTAATTATGTGTTGTTCCGATATTCTGCTTAATCTAAATTCTTCATTTGCTGAATCGTAAATAAGTAAATCACCGTCTTCAGCACCAGATCCGAGATTAAACCTATATCCTAGAATATCTTCTAAATCTGCGTAGGAAAGATTGCCAGATCCATCAGTCTTTATGACTTGATCAGGGTTTCCATTCCCGCCTAGAGCTGATAATAATATATTTATAATGGAATCAAAGTCTAGATTACCTGATCCATCAATTTTTATAATGTCTCCAGAATCATAGTTTCCTACTAACTGCACAAGCAAGTTAATTAAAGAAACATACTCCATTGTCCCGGAGCCATCAGTTTTAAGTATGTAGTTACTGTTGCTAGAACCATTTATCGCGTTGAACAGTAAGCTTGAAACATCTCTATATGTAAGGTTAGACGTTCCATCTGATATTAATACGTCACCACTTCCACCTGCAGAATCTGGAAAACCTATACCATTGATATCAGTAACTGATAAATTGGATATATCAACAACGCCGTTAAAAGTAGCTGAATCTGCTACTTCTAAACCCGATTTTAGTATAAAATTTTCTGACGTATTACAACTCATCTTTTATCCTATGGCTCATTTGCTATTCTTGTAAGTTTCACTTCAGAGTTCTCATAAGTAGGAGAAAATTTTAAAACAACATTGCTACCGTCTAACTCAGCGCAAAAATCTCCTAAATCATCATCTGATCTTAAAACACCATATTCAACTAATTTAGCTGAACTTCCATTATGTAATACAAGTAATTTCGAAGCTTGAATTTTTGATCCAACTTTTATTTGAACCAAGTACTCTACTAAATTTCCTATGGTTATGGCCCATGAATCAGCAGTTTGTTGTACTGCTGTAGTTGTTAAACTTATAGTAGATTGTTTAACATTAGTTATATCGTTTAAAGATAAAGAAGTAGAAGATGTGACCGCGCGAATTGGCGTTCCTACACAAACCTTTTTAACGATCGTGCATTGTACATATCTTGAGTTTCCACACGGCGCGCAGCCGTTTCTGTTATCTGTCATATCTTTTTATTTTGTAACTGATGGTGTAACAACAGCCCGTCCCTCTAATACTCTTTCTATTAGCGTCACATTATCAGAATCTGTAGTCATAATTTCTAAATCATAAACATATCTTCCAGCTTTTAAAGCATCTGTTTGTGTGTTAGTTAAAGACATTGTAACAATGCCTTCGTCTTCTACTATAGTAATAGTAAAATCTGTAGTGTCATCGCTATCTGAAGTATATGTTTTCTTTAATTTTGCGGCTGCAGTGTAACCAGACAAATCTTTTATTGTTTGTCCACAAGTCTCAACAAGGTGAACTTCCACCGCCACATCAGCACCTTGATCAATTTGGATTTCTTCGTAATGTGCCATATTATTTTTCTCTAAACTTGTTTATTCTATTTATACGTTTATGATTTAGAAATTTTCAAAGAATGACTAGATACTACAGTAGAATTACCGTCTGGATGTTCTTGTGCTCTATAGTCATCGGCATCGACAAATAGAGTTCTATAAGATGATCCATCTAACGCCGTGTCTAGCATGAGAGAGCCTCTAGTGGTTCCAGATGTCCATGAGTATCTAATCCTATAACCTACTTCTTGAGACGCTGAATAATTAATGCTATTTCTAAAATATAAATCTAAATCAGATAAAGAGTATTCTCTTAAATTACCAGGATCATTGTTAGGATCTGAACTTTGATCTAAAATACACAATGGTCTGGTTACATCTGCTGATGATCCATTTAGTACGTGTAAATAATAGTGTTGAATTACTTTAGGTTGATCTAAATCTTCAGGAATTCCTCCAGCACTATACAAGGTTTCATCAGCTCTAGTATCAGTAAAAACTGGATTAGAATCTACTAGCGTAGCTCCTGAAACACTAGTAGCTGTTGAAATAAAGTAAGTACCAGCTTGATTTGTTGTAAGAGATCCTGAAACTAATAAATCTATAGCTGGATGAACTATAGTGTCGTAATAATCAACGTCAGACATAGCTTTTATATTACCGTCAGGTGTAGCATAAGCTAACGGAGGCATGAGTTTACTAGGTTTGGAAGTTGTAGTTACAGTTTCATTCACTTTTGAATGATTTATAGTATTTGTTCCAACGTCATCAGTTGAAGATTGAGGAGGTGTACTGGTTGTGCTTGTTAATGCAGCTCCAGCTGTTTTTCGAGTATCAGATATATTTCCTAAAGATCCTCCTGAATTAACTCTAGATAGAGTAACAGCAGAACCTAAACTGAATGAATATATCGCTCTTGTTATGAGCCCATTAATTTCTCCAGTGGAGAAAGGTTTTATTCCACCACTTCCGTCGTACTTTAAAGGTTTTCTCACTGCCATAATTTAACTCCTAATTAGGCATCATAACCAGTGGGTGAACCATATACTGTTTTTAATGCTACGTTTGCAGAATCGTAAATTATTAGTTTTGCTGAAAGTTTACTAGCAACAGCGCTATCCCAGTCAGAATCCCATCTACTATTTGTGTAATATAAATTTGTAGAACCTTCAGATAAATTATCTGTTGTTTGTCCACTTAAATCAGATAGTAAATTTGGAGCTTTTACGTTTTTATTAAATGCCCAAACATCGCTATCTGAACTATACTGTATGGTTGCGTTAGCACCATCTATGGTGATGCCACCTCCATTTGCCGCCGCGGCACTTGCTGCACCGTCAGCTAACACAATATTTTTATCATTGACAGTCATTTCTGTACTGTTTATAGTTGTAGTAGTACCATCTACTTGTAAGTCTCCAGTAACAGTCATACCTCCAACAGTAATACTATTACTTGTAGTATTGCCGTTGTTTGTTACGCTGTGTAAAGTATCTCCACTGTCTACAAAACTTTGTAGCGCATTAGATAACTCTCTAGCTTTTATTTTGTGGAGTGGCTCGTCCTGAGCAGCTGATCCGTCGTATATGACAATAAGATCTCCGCTGTCTACAGAATCTCTTAACATTTCATCTAAACTTAAAACTCTTGGCATACTATACCTCTATAAACGTGTTTTTTTATTATTTATATGTTTTATGATGAGCTTATCAAGTTTATTTCCATAAAGAAGTAAGATGAGGTTTATTTAAAGAACTAGTGAAGTGTATAAGTTTTATGTCAGAATTAAACTCTTCATCTTCTATTAATTTAGAATCATTAAACTCTTCCCACTTAAGTTCTATGTGCTTATTAATAGTGTCATCCGGAGTCCATCTAGTTACCCAAGACTTAGGAATTAACTTTAAATCTAAATGATCTTTTACATGTTCTTCTACAAAAAACTGTTCGCCGTTAACTGGTCCTATTGTTAGTCCTTGCTTTATATAGTGCATCATCCAATGTTTTGGATTTTTCATAAAAGCTTCATAGATATATTTACAATCTCTCGGATAGTATTTTTGAAATCCTCCGTTTATTTTCCACTTAGGATATTTACTATTCCACCAAGCTGGTATACTAAGAAACTCTCCTCTTTCAATCGGATATTCAAATAATTCTTTATAGTCTTTTCTTAAGATTATATCTATGTCCAAAACAACTATTGGATCATCGGTATCTAAATTCATAAACTGTATTTTATTCCATTGTAATGGTATAGATTTACTAACTGCTTCTCTTATCCAAACAACTTCATAATCATCCAGCATTTTATTAATGTAATCTTCATATTCAGGACCGTACTTATCACCTATCCTTAAACAGAAAATTTTCATGTAAAACTTCTTCCCTGATAATCTACCTCTGGCCATATAAGCTCAAACTTTTTGTTTATAGCATGAATCATTTTATGGCTAGGATCTATTTCATCATCAGGTAATCTACCGTGCCATTCATCTGATAAACTTTTATATTTTATTTTTTTAGAATTGACCAAGTAACTAAACATAGTTTCATTATCAAAAGCAAATCTACTAAAGATAGCTTCAGGAAACATTGTTACTTTCTGCTCTTGCAAGTCTTTTAATTTTTTGATCAATCCTTCAAACTCACCTATCCAATCCATTGATTGAATAACTTCAGATCCTCCTATCACAGTGCCTGTGTTTATCACGTCATTTTCAGGATGGTAACCTTCTTCTAATAATAAAGCGTAGCAGTTCCAATATTTTATAGCTGGATTTCTATCGCAACTGTTATATTTAGTGAGGTCCATTTTTTTACCCCATTCAGCTAAATCATTATTATTTTTAGCATACAGATAATTCATGTCATGAACTTTAAAAATATCTTCATCTGTTCTGGGTATAACATCAATGTCTACATAAAACACAGCATCATAGTCATATGATAATTTTTGTAATAAATGATTTTTATAATAATTTATTATATGATACATTGGTAGATTTTCATGCACAGATTTGCAATAAACATAATAGTCTATAAACTCTTTATCATAAGAGTACATTCTATAATCTGCATCTATCTCGTCAGCATATGCTTTTTGAGTCCACATCAAATAGTTTTTAAACGCCGCAAATTTGTCTTTAGTTTCTTCAGCTCTACCAACTCTCCAAGGATTTTTACCAGAGTGTCTAGAATAGCCAGTTTCGTCAAGCAATATTTCAGGTATGTCTATGCATATAGAAAAGATTATCTTTTTCATTTTTTGCCTTTCAATCCATAAACAAAAAATTGTTTATATTCTCTAGGTCCTAATTCATCTTGGTATTCAAGTGTCATTTCTTCATGAAACTTTACTTCAGTAATTCCTGATTGTTTGACTAATTCTTGTATAGAGTTGACTTTATTTATATGTCCTCTTTTTGTTAAGTTATTACTACTTACAACAGCTTCAACACCGTCAGGTATTACATCTTTCATGTGATAAGAATGTTCACAGCTTGTATTAATATAAACATCAGATAAATCCCACTTAAGTTTACGGCTATCAAAAACTACGTCTTCAACATAATGTATATAGTTTGGTTGATAATGTGTATTAGCTTCCCATGCTATTTCATCAGTAACAGGGCACATATCATAAGTTCTTACTAAAGTAGCTCCTTTTTCGAAACACATTGGAACCGAATAAAAACCTGCGCCAGAATTTAAAATAGAAACTTCTTTTCCTATTAGATCTATTTTATTAGCCCACCACTTTTGTATTTTAAATTCATTCACATGCATTTGATCATGCAAATTTTGCCAATAATCTTCCCAATCGGATTTATATCTTTGTGCTCTCAGCACATCACAAAAACGTATTACATCTACTTCTTCAACTTGATACATTATCTCTTTTCTCTTCTAAAGTCATACCTTCCAGCATATTGATGATTCCAGGTTTTTCATTTTCTTTTAGTTCTCTTTTAGTAGTAACTATACCTTCCTTGTAATATTGGAAATGGTTAGCTCTTTCCTTGGAACTATAGGGACCAAACTGATGAAACATAAAAGTATCCATTGAAGGATAGGTAAAAAAACATTTATCTAAATTATTGTTTACAAAATTATATATGGGTTTATTTTGACCGGGTTTCCATCTTAATACTGAACTATTAAACAGCGGGCACCTAGTGATATGATATTGCCTTTTCCATTCATAGCCATCTTTGAAATATGGATCATCCCACCAGTAATTCCAAACTATGTAAGGTTTTTCATCATTTAATTCTTCAAAAAAATATCCTATGTCACCTTCTATATTAGTGTCTAAATCTAAAAATAAAATCCTATCTGTACTTTTAAATTTACTATCTTCATTAAATAATGTTATTTTACGATAGTGTGGTATGCCTCCAAAATCATCTCTATAATAACCATTTTGAATAGTATCAAATCTATGATCAGGATCTACTGATGCCCTATAATGTTTCTTTTTGTATTTTTCCCAAGATTCATCAAATTCAGTAAAGCACTCAAAGTCAAAATCTACAGAACAGTTCTTCTTAACTTTTTCATAAAGTTTATTTACATAAGAGTCATCGTATATTGATCCCCACTTTGCACATATTACTTTATTCTTGGATTTTAAACCTATAGACTTTCTTAAATATTTAAACAACTACATCATCCTTCAACTCAATAGACTCACCAGCTAAATTTCTTATTAATGATTTTGTACCTTTATAATACCAATCAACTTTATCTACTGGAAAATAATTAAAAAAATCTTTTACTCCAAATTGATACCACACATATGCGTCTACTCTTCTATACGTAAAAAATACTTCATCAGGTTTATCTTTTATTAAATCTGTAATAGGTTTAAGCTGCCCTTTTTTCCAAGTTAGTACTGAGGTGTTTATTGGGGTTATGTTTTGATTCTTGTAATCTTTTTTTAGCAAACGAGGATTGATGTCGTAATCATATTGTACCCATGGTTTATCGTAATTCAATTCTGTAAAATATTTTAAATCACCATTGATAGTCATATCAATATCTAAATACATAAAAACATCATTCTTTTTACCTATTTTTTCGTCCTGCACCCAAGGATATATTTTTTTGTATAAAGGTAATCCTCCTAGATCATAATTATAATATCCATTGACAAGCTTTGGACCTTGAACAACTTCAGGCTTTCCTTCACCTCTAAAATGCTTTTCGCTGTAAACATCCCAACCCAACTCATAATCTCTTAAAACTGTAAGGTTCCAATCAACTGTGGTGTGTTTATCGATACTTTTTCTAAGGCAATCTATATATTTTTCTGTATAGAAATCTCCCCACTTATGCACAATAATTTGTAACATTACCACTTTACCATGTAATAGTTTTCATTTAAGGTGTTTACTATAGGATTAAATTCAGATAATCTGTCTTTAAGATGATCCATAGTATATCTATGATAGTTCTCTCCTATGCCATCATTGTAATTTTCATCATAAAAAATAAAAAACGCATGTTTAGCACCAAAATTTTCATAATGTTCTAAAAGCTTTTCTAGTCCTATGTAATTAGGAGTTCCAAACATACTTACTAATATGTCACACGAATCTTTTATTTTTTCATTGCAATCTCTTAAATAAAAATTGTATGCTTGAAACTTCATCATTGCATTTTTAAGCATACCTTCAGATATATCATAACCTACAAAATTAGAAGGATCAGGACTACCTAAGATCTCAATATCTTGTCCAGAACCTACGCCTAAAGAAATAATCTTGCCGTCTTCTCTGTTGTCCATCCAAAAGTTATACGCATCAAGCTCATCTTTCATATAGTGATTTTTTACCCATCCGCCTTTTACATACTTCTGTTCATACCATCTAGATGCTTCGTTATATTTTTCTCTTAAATCTACCATCCTATATCACCGTACTTATTAACTGCGTCTTTAGTCATATCGTCTAAGTTTACTCCAACAGGATTATCTAATTGTTCATAACCCCATTCTAATTCTCTACAGCCCATGCAATCTTTACATGGAATTTCAGCATGAGTGTTGCATGATATAGTATAATCAAGCAACCACTCAAACTCATTTCTTCTTGCAAGATCAATGATGTGATATTTTTCTAGATGCTCAAAAGGATTTTTTAAAAATTTATCTTTAGTTAACCAAACTCTTTTAGGAATCCCTTTTTGTGTTTCGTTAAATCTTGGAAAAAAATATGGATGAGGAGACAGTATATTCCCACAATACAGCTCCTCGCAGTCGTAATTATCTCTTATTTCTTGAAAAGCTAAACATAGTCTTGGATAGTGCGATTTCATTGGCCAATTCCATCTTGACTCGCCAACTATCTCTAAGTCTAAATCTATTCTTAATTTTTTTAATATTTCTGTGATTTTAGGTTTTTCAGGATTTTCACTAGTTTGAACATTAAATATTTTTATTTGTATTGTAGGAAAATTGTCCCATAACATTTTAAAAAGAACTGTACTATCTACACCTGAAGATAATAGTACTCCAATTTTTCTTTTTGGTTCTAATGTTATAACTCGCTCATCCCACTCTGGGCCAGTGTGAAATTTCATAACAAATCCTGTATTTTAGTTCATAGCTAATTTCAAAAGATACATTAATTCTAATGCATCATTGCTTTTCTTAATTTTATTTATCTTACTTTTTGGAAGTTGTGTCATACCGCGTATTCTAAATATATCTGCTTTTATTTGAAACACGATACCAGGATCAAATCTTTGATCTAAAAAATTTAAACAGTTGAAAAGTTGAGATGTTTCATATATTATTTTTTTCTCAACCGGTTTCTGTTCTTTTTTTCTTTTTTCTACTTTTGCTTTACGCTTCTTTATAGTAGCTCTTTCAATATCTTCTAAACTATATTCTTCTAGTAAGTCATGAAAATCTTGAGATTCCCAATCTACTTCTAAAGCGTATGCTACGGTTTGATCGCCTTCTTTATAAAGGACTTCTATAATTGTTTGTTGAGCGTCAAAAAATCTGACACTCATAATCTTATTACTAAAAATTGCCATTATATATTAAACTTTATCAATCCTCAAATAATGTGTTTGATTTACTATTGGGTCGCCTGCAGGAACTTGTTGATAATCATAACCAGCATATTCATTTAATACTTCGCCTTCTCTAATTACTGCATTATCAGAATCCAATATAGTATCTATCATCGCAGTTCCGCGGCTATTTCCTGAAGTGTATGAGTATCTTAATTTATTATTTTGTAAACTAACTGTAGCCCACTTGAGACAGTGATTCATTAGTTGATCGTTATCACTATCATTCATTTCTCTTAAATGATTATCGCTATCGATTAAAACAAAATTTTCATAGTTAGTTAAAGGTTCTGTTCTTAATTTATGTAAGTAATAACTATTTACTATAATAAACTGATCACTATCTTCTGCAATAGGACCAGATGTAAAAGCATCTGCATCGGCCAAAGTATCTACAAAAACAGGAATTGATGAAACTAAATCCGCATCTAAAGCTAAGTTTGTTGAAGCTATGAAGTAAGTTCCAGCCTGACCTTCTGGAGTTATCGATGAAGATGTTAATGTGTTTATAACAGGCTTTACAAATGTATCTTGAAAATCAGAATCGTTCATGGATCTAACATGCCCGCTATCAGTCATGTAAACTGGATACGCTCTGTTATCAGTATCAATACATGGAGTTACAGAACTATCTACAGTTTGCTCTATTCTAGAATATGCAATCGTGTGAACAGAAACTTCGGTGTTTGGTAAACCAGGAGTAGAAGATTTAGTTATACGTCCTGCTAATAATCTTTCATCTGTTATTGTTCCAAGATTTCCACCTGAACCAACTACTGAAAGAGTTACTGTAGGATTAGCACCCCATAACGAGATCATCCGCGCTTTGATTGCATCGATCTCAGCGGTAGACATTTCCTCTAGGTCGTTTTGAGAGTTTATTTTTAATGGTTTACGAACTGCCATGACCTTTACGCTCCGGCAGAATCAAAACCAAATATTTCTTTAACTACAGTTCCTGAAGAGTTTATGAGTTTTAGAGATACTGATCGAACTTCTGTTCCAACGGCGTTATTATAAACCCAGTTTATTGCTTCCACTAAATCAGAATCTTGATTTGATGGCACAATTAAATTATCTAAGTCACCGACGTTAGTAGATAAAATATTAATTTTTTCTCTTTGAGCGTCAAAAGTATCGCTTAAGTCTACATAAATTTTTCTACCCATTAGATTTCCATCTTCTTAGCTATTAGTTCCAGCATAACTTTCATCTGATTAACATCATCTTTTAGTTTTTCAAACTCATGTTCTTGCTGTTTACGTTTTTGTTTGTTTTTCCTTAATTGTTCAAAATCAGCATTAATATTCAATATGGCACCTGTTCTTTTATCTTTTACAAGATCAGAATGACCTTCAACACTAATATACTTCATTATACACCTAGAGCAATTACTCTCAAATCTTTGATAGTTGCAACCTTAGAAGAGTTAGTAGATCTAAAAACTATTTTTATTTGAAAGGTATTAAAAGGATTTAAAGCTCCACCTTGTCCACCTATCAAGTATCTATAATCTCTAAATATTGATCTATCTTCGTCACTTGGCACTTCACTTTCTCTTGTTGCTAAAACCCAATTAGTATCATCTAATTTAGAATCATCTACTAATGTTTTATAATATACTTGAAAATCTGCAGTTGATGGTCTATTAGCACCAATAAGAACTTTTAATCCTACAGCATCATTTACAAGTGTTACAGGTTTAGTTACATGTTTTGAAATGTGACTACCTTGGTTAGTATCTGTTTCTGCTATATAATCAATAGGAACGTTAAATCCTGTTGCAGTTGCCGAAGCCTGTTTATCAATTCTATTATTTACTAGTGCCAGCGAGGCTCTCTGTAAATCTAGAACAGGCGAGACGTAAGAATTTGTAGTTGTCATATCAACATATATCTTAGCAGTAGATGTGCCTAATGATGTTTCTTTAGCAGAGTTAGCTACAACCTTAGGTCGTTGAAAGTAATTTTCTTCCTTATTACTTAATGCTGTTTGAGCTACATCTTCAACGTATGGTGTTTCGCTACCAGCTAATGATTTACCGCTATGAAACTTACCATTGAATAGAAGAGAAGTTTTTGTAGGTGTTAGTGTTTCGATATATGGATATAGAACATCAACCATAGCATTTTCAGAAGCTAGCACAGCCGAGCCTCCTCCGGTTTGAGTTGATGAAGCGTTTGATCCATGATTAAACGTATATCCTTCACCATCAACAGCTGTTATAGTTTTTGTTCCATTCATTGCAGCTGCAGCAATCCCACCTATTGTTCCTGATACACCTGATATAGTTACCTCATCACCTACAACAAAGCCATTATCTTTATGTGCAACTTTTATTACTGCAGATGATCCTGTAGTTGTTATAGGATCTATCCCTAATAATTTGTTTGGCAGTGAACTATTCTCAAAGTATGCTTCTGCAGCAGTGGTTGAGAAATCAGCTCTAAATAGTTCAAATACTAAATCTTCATCTTGAGCAGGTGACCAAGTCGCAGCGTTTTGTGATTTAAAGAAAGATCCTAAGAATGGTTGTTTAGTAATTCTTTTTGTTGTAGAATTTAATACAAAGTCTCCCATCTTAGAAGTAAACACATTATAGTCAGTGTTATCTGTTAGTATTATTACTGCGTATTCAGTGTTAGGGCTCAAGAAAATAGGCTCATCAAACTCAAAGTCGGTTGCAACTGAAGCGTCAGATGAGATATTTACTGAAGAAGGATTCAATATTTTAGTAGAACCAGGAATAACTTGATCAGATGAAGGATGTCCATTGACCATTGGCCTTAGCTGAATCCAAACTGGAAGTGTATCTGACTTACTTGAAAAATACAATCTTATCTTTGTTGCAAATAGACCGTCATCCTCATGGACCATAAATGATTGAGCTAAAGGATCTGTTCTTCTATTTCTTGCAGGTGGTCTTGGAGGTTGAGGTCTCCTAGTAGACACAATTGTTCTTTGCTTAGTGTTTATAGCACCTTCAGCAGAAAATACTGCAGTAGCTACAGTTGTTGCATTGTTTGGATCGTATGCAGTGATGTCTAATAGTGTAAATTCTCTAACACCAGTTCTAAATCTTACAGCTGATGTGTTTGGTATGAAGAATGAACCAGTTAATCTGCCTGCAGCATCTGAAGTTAAACTAGATGATCCGTCAGGGTGGCTAGTAGCATTAGCTTGAGTATTTCCATATTCAGTTCTTCCTGAATTTATGTTTTGAAAGCTTTCATTTTTACACCAAGATGAAACATCTACTTCATCAAAGAAAGGAATCATTTTAGTATTGGGTCTTAAACCATATGCTTCGAAGAAGACTTTTCTAGATCTCATAAATGGTATTACTGCTACATCTATAACTCTATCATCAACAACTTGTCGTATTGTTTCACTTGTAACAACTCTTTCGACAGCAGTTCCGTTTTGATCGACTCCATTCCAATTCCATTTTATTGATTCTCTTAAAAGTTCTTGATTCGTATCAAGTCTAGTTCCACCTTGAATAACTCTATCTGCAGCTCTTTGAGTATCTCTCCACTCATCTGAAGAAGGAGATAGCATCACTGTTCCGTTGAACTGTATTGCTGCAAATGGATTTACATTTTCAGTCCTTGAAACTTGATCTTGCAGGATATAAGATTCTTGATCATATTTGATGTAAACATTGTCACCTTTAATTATAGTGTTTGTAGAGTTGTCTGAATCATAAACTAAACCTACGTTCTTTTCTACAAATGAAGGGTGTAATGTTTTATCCTGTGGATTTATAGATGCTTTATATTCTTGAGATGTTGTAGCAGAATGATAGTGATCTGCAAAATTATCTACTAAAAATCCTGATTTTGTTCTGTTACTACCAGCTGAATCTAATACTTCTAAACTATTTGTATCTAATTCTAACAGTGTTAAAGCAGTAACTTCTTCTAACTGATCAACTCTTTTTTCAATTTTACCAATATCAGACATAGTGTAGCCTTTGTTTTCGATAAATTGAAAACTCATATCACTTTCAGTATCAGTGTATGGATTCATTTTAACTCTATAAAGTTCTAAAGCATTGTCTGGAACTTCTTTAAACTTAGGCTCTAGTGAAGATACACCTTCAAGTACTGATATAATCCCTTGTTCATCTATAATGATTTTATCAAACCTTGGAAGATAATAAGTCACGTCTGCAGTTACAAGATCAGTTGGTTTTAATAACTCATTTACTCTAGCAGTAGAACCTGTAAAAGTTCCTGCTGAGTTAATAGTTGGTCTAAAATCAATATAATCTCTTATATCTACTTCTGTTCCATCTTTTAATGTATGTTTTGGTATGTCTGCATAATTTATGCTTGAATATGAATTGATGCTGAAGAAATCACCTGATACGCTGTGTAAAAAGTGGTTTATCTTATAGGCTACGTTACCAGAAACAGTTTGTCCAGATTTTAGAACTAGTCGACCGATATCATAAAAGGCATCATTTTGTCCACCGTCTAAGTTAAATTTATGAGATATATCAGGACCTGCTGCTGAATCTGCTCTTATATATTCATAATCATATACATCTACAACTCCTAAGTCAACGTATTCAATTCCAGATCCATCAGACTCTATTGCACCAAGAGCTATTGTTTCATCTGCAGTCTTATTTCTTTGTGAAGCTTGACTTTTGTTTACATAAGCTAAAAATTCTAATTGTGTATTAGTTGGTGCACCTGATACAGTAGCAGAAGTTGTACCTGATCCAGAAATAGTAGGAGTTACAATCGATCCACTAGAGTCAACTGCTACAATCCAATCTGATGTATTGGAAAATGTTTCTCCAATTCCTGACAAAGATAGACCCAAGGTTCCAGCTGAATCAGTTGTTGCTAAGAATTTTCTTTGAACTTGAAATGAAACATCAGTCATGTTAGAAGGACGACCATTTGGCAATTTAAACAATAGAATATTCTTATCGGCTTCTTGTAAAACTGGCACGCCGTTTTCTAAAACTAGCTGGGCGTTATCAGTTGTAGATTTACCAATTGATCGTATATCCCTAAAATAAAAACCATCATTCATTTCTATTTTAAAAAGATATATTTTATATGTGCCATCAGCATTAGCATCAACTGCTCTTACTCTAGCAGTACCTATATCTGTGCCTGTTCCATATGTAGCGTCATCTCTTAAGTTTAACTCATCATTTAAACTATAGTTAGGTATCCCTAGTAAGTTATTAACTACAACGTAATTTCCATAGTCTGCAGCCACTACTTCATTTTCTATAGTTAAAGTATCTCTAGCTCTATTTACATCTAATACTGTCTGAATATCTCTATGAGCTCTATAGCCATTTACGTATGCGGTACCTTCACTAACTTTTAATTTAAGAATGCTTCCATCAGAATCATCTGAATCATATGATATCTTAAATGGTCTTACTAAATAATTACCAGATTCTTCTTTAGTTCTTAATGCTAATAAGTCGTTTATTTTTTCATACTGATCGAAACCAGTCACGGCTTCTAATACTTCTGAATTTCTTATTTTAGCAAGATATACAAAAGTGTCATCTGAATCAATCAGATCTTTTGTTGTAAGAGTTAATGTTATTCTATATCTGTCAGCACCGGCTGCTGTAGTGTTAGGTAAAGCACCAGAATTATCGTATAGACTTTGATCATCATCAACTGTAACAATGTCCTGTGTTACCTTAAATCCAACTTCAACTGTAACAGTTGGCGAATACTTTGATAATACTATTGACTGAGCTTGAGATTGTACAAAAAATCCATTTACAAAGTAGAAACCTTGACCTACTGAAAAGCGTACTGCTTTACCAACGGCAGGATTAGAACTAGTATTTGTTGTTTGTACAGTAAGCACTGTACCAGTGTTTATTCCTACTATATCTTCACCTGGAGTTAAACGTATAGGATCAGCTCCAGTGGTAGCATTTAATGTGTTTGTATAGGATACATATAGCGTAGCTGGATCGCTCCCGCTTATAGCTTGAGTTTCAATTACTTTTACTCTAACACCTGATGTTTGACCTAAAAATGTTTCAGAATCTATAGATCCATCAGATGGAAGTGAATAAGATGTAGTATCTAGTTTTACAAACTCATAGTAATCATTTAATGTTATTCCACCAGGAATAACTGTAGCACCTTCTTTAAAAATATTACGCCCGAATCTTTCAATTTGTTTTTGTATGATAGTTTGTAACTGTGTAAGTTCACGAGCTTGAAGAGCTTTCCCTTTATTGAAGAGAATGCGGTGAAAGTTATCACTGTCAGCGTAATCGTCTCTGTATCGAGTTTCAAAAATATTTTCGGTATACGTAATTGTCATTTTTTATCTACTCTTATAATTGAAGAATTATTTTAATATCTTCTGTTTGATTTGCTGTTCTAGCAACAGCTGTTCTATTATCGATGTATAAAACTTCACCTGAAAATGGATCAACCTCAGAGCTATCTATTAATTGAGCGATAGTTCCATCTCCAGTTCCATCTGATTCTGTTAATGTTTCTCCTACTTGAAAAGATCCATAACCTGTAGAATCATTTTGGTGATAGTAAAGAATATCTGAATCTACTTCATCTACCCAAGCTTTTACGCCAGTGGTTCCACCTATGATAACATTGTCAGAATTAAAAGCTAAAGTTATTGGATCAATTCTCATTGACTTAAGAGCATTTGCTGTTTCTGCAGTTAAATCTGAATCTGAACCATCGCCCTTTTTAGGATTCTTGATAATACCTATTTGACGAAAATCTTGTAAGATTATAAAATCATCCAGGTTACCAGCAGTTTTAGTGTGCAACATTAGTCCATTAGCTTTTAGATCTGATCTTGCGTCATGACCTATTCCGTTGTGGTCTGATAAAATAGGCCTTGCCTGTGCGCCAGATCCACCACCACCAGTAATGGTTACTTCTGCAAAATCAAATCCTGTTGGATAAGATAGCGTAGACGAATCATTGTCAAATTCTATTTTTGAAACAGTATTTGTAGATGAATCTATAAATGCTGTTACGTTAAAATCGCTATCAGTACTATTTCCAGTTATTGTTACTGTTGGTTTTGATGTGTAGCCGGATCCACCGTCAGTAACAACAATTGATGTAATCATTCCACCAATAGCAGTATCTTGTATTTCTTTTTGCTTTAATTGAATTCCTGTAGCGTCTGAGTCTAATTCACCTGCAATATAAGTTACAGGCATATAGTTAGCTGAAAGAAAATAATTAGCACTTAGTGCTGAGATTGTGTAAATAAATTTCCAAACATAACCATCTGCAGTTTCAAAAGCATGATTGTTTGAATTAGTTGGTTCTACTGTAGATGGAACAGTTGCACCTGTCGCATCTCTTCCAGTTCTTAAACATACATAAACCTGATGGTTTTGATTTAAAACGTAGTAATTTGGAGATGGATGACCAACTTGTGTATCATCATATTGACTGTAAGTTGTACCAGTTGTCCAATTTACTCTCGCTACAGCAAAAGATGTTGAAAGAATCTTTTTAACTGCTTGCATGCTTTGTCTGAATTCACGTATATCTCTCATATCATTGACTGGTGTTGGGGGATTGTCAGCACTATCCCAATACTCTGATCTACCGACACCAATGTAATAGTTGTCGTTAGAATCATTAATACCATCAATGATATCTTGTACTATACTTTTCTTAAAAAAATCAGTTATTACGGCTACCATTTTATTTGTCCTATTAAAATTGCAGTGATATCACAATTTATTATGTATTATTTATAATGCTAAATTGCATAATGTTCATAAGATGCTTGCACAGCGTCATAAATATCACTAAATGTTTGATTTCCACTATCTATTGTCAAATTGCGATAATCTCTAATTTGCACGTTAGGCTCCATCCTAACGGTAAATATTGTTTGACTTGAATCTGCGTTTCTGTCGGTATATGAAGAATCTGTTTCCAAAAGTCCCTCCAAGTTGTACCAAATGTATTGTTGATCGTTATCAGATTCACCTGTTATGTATGATGTATTACCCATAGTTTGAATAAGTGTTGTATCATTGTCTACTGTTAGGTTAGACAATAAGTTTATAGATGTTTCATATACAACTTTACCTGCATCAGAATCTAATATTACATCAGGTGCAGTTAAGGGATTAGTTTGTGCTGTAAGCACAAGAACTTCTGCCCCTAGATAAAAACCAGCTGGATGAACGAATTGTCTATAAAGCTTTTCCCACGTTGCTATTGATATTGGTGCCTTTACAAGCACAGATAAGAACTGATGTAAAGCTCCATCTTGTAAAACATCCAAACTATCCAAACCAATTTCAGATTCGCCTACTATAAAAAGATTATTTTTAGGATATACTAATTCTACATCTTCTCTAAAAAAAGTTCTAAAAAATCTTTCTGCAGAAAACTTAGTTCCTTTTACTCTAAAAAAATCAGCGAAGTCTCTTATAACCTCTCTTGGTGTAGTAAATTGATTTTGTGAAACTCCAAGACCAACTTCCTTAAACATCAAGTCAAGTTGTCTTAATGTGTTGTCTTCTATATCTCTAATAGTATTTAAATCATTTATCAAATCACCAAAGTTAGTATCACTATCTAAATTATCATAATAAGCGTCTAAAAAAGTTATTAAAGTAGGATACTCAGTTACAAAATAAGATGGTAAAACTTCTTTTACCAAACTTTTTTTGACCACTATGGGTAAGCGGTTGAGGTCCTTAAGTGTTTTCATTACAGTGATACTTTCGTATTTTGATCATCTTTTAAACCAATTGATTTAATCTTCTCTTGGTCTATTTTTAAAATATAATTTCTTAAAGGTTTAACCACTGCTTGGTTTGCAGGTGTAACAGAAAATTTTATATAACTGTTTCCGCTTTGAACAGAAGTAGCAGCAAAATCATCTAACTTTACAATTCCTTTTGCAGCATTATAAGAACCTATATTGTTAGTTATCACATCACCAGTAGCAGCATTTATTAACTCTAACTGAGTTGTGTTTAATTTATTTCTTACAAAAACTAATACACCATTGCTGTTATAGTAATTTTCTGACTTTACTATATGATTTACATCATCAGGAATTGATATTGGCATTGGAAAGTTAATGTCGTAAGAAATAGAACTAGCACTAAAAGTCGGTGATAATCTCATTTGCACCTTAACATCCATTTTAGATGACAGTATAGCATTATCTAGTTCATCGATATCTGCAAGAATTTGAGATCTACGAAATACTTTATCAAACGAGTTTAAATATGTGTTAAAATATGCTATCAATAAATTTCTAACTCTAGATTCCATATTAGCTCCGGTTAAACCTGTGAGATCTGGATCATAGTTAAATGATGTAACACATTCTAAATAGACATCTTCTGGATCAACAAACTCAGAGGTTACTGATGTAACAGAAAGAGGATCAATTAATTGAGTTTGTATTTGATTCTGAACAGTTGCCTTTGTCGAGGCGGTTGTAGTATCTGGAAATTGTAAGCTTATATAAATTTTTCCGTAATCAATTGGTACATTCTGATCTCCGCTCCAGGCTTTTACACCAGACACAGTAGTGTAATTAGATCTAATATGTGATTCATAATCTAAAGGCGTAACTAATCTTTGCTGTGAGGCAAAAGCTATAGGAGCTTCTTGACGAATAGATTCAATTGATTGTTTTTCTGCTCCACCAACAGATTTAGAAAGAGTTGTTACAGTTAAAGAGTAATCAGTACTATTTACTGTTATAGTTTCTGTAGATGCAAGAGAACTCGCTCCGTTTGCTACATCTCCTGCGGTTCTGACATATCTAACTACTATCTTCTGTCCAGATGTTGGAGCTTTACCATAAACAACTCCATCACCAAAAGTTAATTCAAAATTACCGTTTGGTGCTTCTTTTAATCTATAATATGTAGAGTTAGCATCTACTGTAATAGCTTCTGACATTTTTGTATATTCAGTGTACGCTGAAGATGTAGTAGAGTCATATACAAAAACTTTTGCTGTAGCTGTATCTATGTTTTGATCTGGAATTATATAGACTTGGTATTCTCCAGTAGAACTAACGTAAAATGTTTTGTTAACTATTTCACCTTCATAAGCTAATACTTCTTCTTCACCGTCATCATTTTTAAAAGTATATAGACCGCTTCCATTGTCAACTGCATCATAACTATCTACTGTATGAAATGAATAGGAAGTACCATCTACTGTAGCAGTAAAAGTACTATTTTCTGGTAGAGTTATTGTTGGAGGTTTAGGTGATGCAGATGATAAATCTACTGAAACTTTTAAAGCAACTTGAGAAGATGTTTTTGAACGTATGTTTAAACTTAAAACATCAGCATGACTTACTACAGAACTTCTAAGCTGAGCAGTATTTAAGAATGCTTCGTTTAATGAAAAATTGGCAGTTAGAGCATTAAAGTGTGTATTATATGCCAAAACATCTAAGATGTTTGATAAACCTGCAGCTTCAAAGTCATAGTCAGTAAATTCTGTTCTACTTTCTAAATAATCTTTAAGCCTATCTTTTATTCCTCCAAAATCAAGTTGGGTTGATGTAATATTTGTTGCCATTTTATCTTAACCTTGATATTGATGTTTCTAGAATTACTATTTCTTCTGTGCTAACAACCTTAAACTGTATCGATACTGAAACGGTATTACTGTCTGGATTAGCATTTACTATTATGTCTAATATTTTAGCTCTTGGTTCATAGTATTCAATAGCATTTGTAATGTTTTCTTTTATTTCATCAGATGTAGTATTATTAGATAATTCAAATATAAGAGCTGTTATATTTCCTCCAAAGAAAGGTTGGAAGGGTTTTTCAAAAAAATTAGTCATTATTAAATTTTTTACAGCTTGTTTAACGGCTGCAGCATGAGTTTTTTTATAGACATCACCAGATGTTTTAACGTTAAAAGAAAGATCTATATCCTTGTAGTCTACACTACGAGAGGATAGTAAACTTTTTATTCCTAGATCTTTATCTTCGTTAGCAAAAGCTTTTCTAGCCATCTTAAACTCTTTTTACTTTATTTATACCAATTCTACCAAAGCTTCGTCACTCTGTAGATTTTCATTATAGTACGTACTTAATTTTCTATCATAGTTTGCTGTAAAAGTTTCTGGCATTTCTGGCATGATAATAACCAGTTGAGCAGACTTACCACTATCTTTTGGATCGAACTCATCATATCTTAAAGATAACTCTTGATATTGAAATGAATCTTTTACAAGTTCAGCGAATTCAAATAACTTATCAAAAGATTCTAAACCTGTAGAGTTCTGATACATTTCATAAGCTACAGCTCTACCAGAAGATCGATAGTCTAAAACACTGCCGGAAGTTATGACTTCTCTTACGTAAGGTTTGTACAGTCCTTCAGAAACTACTAAGTTAAAACCATTCATTGATTCTAAATCATTGAAGTAAGACATTATATTTGCTTGTAGAATTAAATTTCTTGCGATTTGTTTTTTAGTGCTTAGTTCAGTTACATGATTTAAATTATGAGCGTCACCCTCACCGCCTAAGAATCTTGCTAGTGGTATGTTTTTATGCAATCTTGTTTTAGAATTTATTTCTGTTAGGTTGTTGGGGTTATACTTAGGATCAACTACAAAATCAAAAGTTCCTGCTTTTAATAGTCCAGGAGATTGTCTGTATCTCATTTTGCAATAATCATCATTCTTTCCAATCGCAGTCTGTCCTACATTTGTAGTTGAAAGAGTTGTAACAACTCTAGCAACTTCACCAGGAGCTGAATTTTTAAAAGAAGGATTTAATTTACCTTCTGATATTTGATTTGAAACAAACGTTGTGTTGTTTAAGTTAGCTGGATCTTTCATCCTAGCTCTTACTTCTCTTGGATCTAAATCTCTATCTATGACATCACCGTTAAAAGAAGACAGATCAATACTTTTAGCTATTCCACTATCACCATCAATGTTTACTTTTCTAACGCCTTTACTAGAATTATCTAAGTAATCATTTAATAGTATTCCAGTTGGAAGAGCCGTAGCAGTAGTATCTTTAGCAGTAGAATTAATAGTTGGGCCAGGAACACCTCCTGTAGACTTACCACTTGCCACTGCAGCTTTCTTAGAAAAATTTGCAGTTCCGTTCAAGCTGCCATGAAATGTATTTGCATAAGCAGCTGTAGCATCTATAGTTTCAGTCCAAACTGTTTTTTTCGTATGCATGTTGTAATTGTACATTATTATGTTTTCACCGCCGATTGTACCGGTATCTCCAAACACTGACATTGATCTACCAGCAATGTTAACACTATTTGCAGATAAATCCAGATCTTCAGCACCTGTGAAATTGACGTCGTTCTTATGGTTGTAAGCAGCAGTTCCGTGAATTAATTGTTTAAAACTTCCTTTAACGTAATTACTAAAGCCACCTAGAGTAATTTGAAGTGTTTGTCCTAATCTTATAGACTGGTAAATTCCTTTTATAGTTTCTCTTACATTCCCTACAACTTTTTTAGTAACAGAACCAAGTACATCTGCTACAATTGAACCTTTAACTTTGAATATGAAATTTCCGCCTACTGTCATATTCAAATCGCCTGTAACATTTAGATCTAAATTTCCGTGATAAGTAAGCTTTCCATCTCCGCCTACTACCAAATGGTAATCAGCTCCTACTACTTGAACTTGGTCTGTCTTAGCACTTGTGACTATAGCGCCGTCCGGTCTAATATCAAAACCTGCTCCAGTGTTATGTTTTATCAGTATTCTTTCTCCAGCTGGAGTATCATTCAATTCTATTACGTGACCGGAAGGAGTTTCATCTATCTTTGCTCTTTGATAAATTGTTCCAACTTTTTGAGAAACATTTAAAGGAACACCTTGTTGACCAATCTTTAAATCTAAATTATTGATTCCAACTCCTCTTGCTACTCTATTAACAGAGGATTCATTAGAATACTTAGGATACTCTAATGATGGATCAACATTATTTTTATCAGTCACACCTAAAGAATTAATACGCCCTTGGCCATACGCAGCGTATTGTTGTTCAAGTGTTAAGTCTTCTTCATTTTCTTCTGCCATGATTTCTTCCTAAGCTATTAGTGTTAGCTGTTGAGATGTTAGTGGTCCTTGAGATGCAGCTATTACGTTTTCTTTAGAGAATTTAGTTTTTACGTATTCAGGTACATTAAAACCAGGATCTACTTTTCTTCCAGGATCAGTGTCATTATGACCAAAAGCTTGTCCTCCAGGCCAAACTGCATAGAATGCTTTGCACCAATTATTAAAAGAATTGTATTGTGCTTGAGTTATAGACTCTGCACTAATAAAACTTTTGTAATTTGAGTTCCCGCTATTACAATTATAACCTGCAACAAAAGCTACTGCAATGCTTAAATTGTTATGACCATTTAAAGTGTGCGCACCTTTTATATTAACAGGCCTTCCTCTTTCAATAACGCCATTCTTTTTTATTATATAGTGATACATACACCCATCAAACTTTACTTTTTGATTTTGAATAGCTATCTCATGGATTTCCTTAGCACCAATATGACCTTGATTATTGAAATGAGCAGTCCAATGTAAAACAAACTCTGTTACTTCTCTAGTCATACCTCTGAATTCTGCTACAAGTTCTTCTACAGAAGAAACTTCTGTGAACTTATAAGTTGTCAAATCAGTATTTCTTCCTTCCCATAGTTGAGGTGAGCTAGGATTTACTTCTTTAATTTCTTCTGTAGTAGATCCAAAATCATCTGTCTCTGGAGAAAATGTAGTTATTGTAGTACTAGGTGATGTTGGTATATTGACTATCGTATCTTCTAATTCTTCTACAGTAACATCAGGTCTTTTATAAGGAGTAATCTTCTCAATTGCATCTACAGGTTTTTTATCTACAATTATACTAGTAGTGCTTTCGGTTATAATTTCTTGAGGAATTTCTGGAAGAGTTACACTTCGTATTTCAGTTTCTACATAATCATTTCCAACTAAAGCCACGTTATCTAAAAGACCACTTCCTTTTTTATCAACTGAATTATCTAACGATGAGCCAAAACTTTGAATATCTGTTTGTACATTATTAATTATTGCAGTAGTATCACCGTTATTAGTTTCATCTATTTGATTATAAGATTCTTCCCCAACATCTTGAAGATCTGTTGGAACTGTACTTTCAACTACAGAAGAGTAGTTTGGCTTAGTTCCTGTTACATCTGTCAAAACTGTTTTAATTGATCTTGGCGATCCTGACATAATTACTTCATTTAAGTCACCATTTCCTACAGTTCCTCCAGTTATATTACCTAGTGAAGAACTATTAGAAACGTTTCCAATTAAAAGAGATCCTACTTGAGGAACGCTAGTAGTTGGCCTTACAATAGGTGTAAACGTTTCTATTCCTACACCTAAGTTATCTCTAGTTTGGCTTATTCCAAGAAATCCATTTACAACCTGACCAGAAGTTTGAGCTAAAGTAGTTCTTCTTGTAGCAGAATATTTTCTGGTAGAGGTGTTTATCTGAATCTTAAATCTTCCAACTTCAGCAACAGCAAACACATTTGACAATAACTCGTTTACTAACAAACTTGAAATTGATATTTTTACGTTAATCATCTTGCAAACCTTCTATATGTGTCTATAGCTGAGTTTACTCTTGTATCTAAACTAGAAGAGGTGTATACACCTTTTACTATTCTAAACTCTGGCCTTTCATAAAATCTACAAATCGCAGTTGCTGCATCCTTAACTGTGCCAGAAGATTTAATCTCTCCTAGCGCATTATTTTCTGTACTGTCAAGTTCATGGAGTACATAATTCAGTTGTGCTGTTAAAGAGTCATACGGTAAGTTATACTCTTTTGAATATGAAATAAGTCTTTCTCTTCTATCGGCTCGCCACTGTGCTAAACCTTCAGACTTTTCTCCCTTATCGTTAGGGTTTACTTTTTTTGGATCTAAGCTAGATTCTGCATAAAAGTTTCCTACAAATCCTGCTGCTTGATATGCAGTAAACCCATTACAAGTAAAGAAATTAAATATCTTTTCAGCATTGCTATCGCCTACTAAATTATCGTCTATATTAGATCCTACAGGATTTGATTCAAATAAAGGAGTTCTAGGATCGAACTCATTTGGTCTTTGTTCTAAATTTTCAACTTCGCTCTGATTCATTACTCCATACTCTTTATGATGTATGGATCCTAATACAAATGGAACCTGTGATGACTTACCATCCATGAAAAAACCAAACACTAAAGCACCAGGAAGTATTTTAGCGTGATGGCCTATTCCTGAAATTCCTCCTTCAGTAGATGGAATTAAACATTGTGCCCAAGGTAGATGATGATCTGGTAATAATGTTCTATCCTGAGAGTGCACACCATACACTCTGATCTGTACTCTACCTAAATGTTCAGGGTCTGAATCACTAGTGACTTTACCTAGAAACCAATGAAACTCCTCGCCATAATAGTCATGATTCAAAGCTTTCATCATCTTTCCACCCCTACTCCTTGACCAAGTTTAGCACACTTTAAGTTTGCTGTGTATCTATTAGATTGAAAGTTATGCCTGGCTGCATATACAAAATATTCACCTGATCTTTTATAGTCTATCATTTCTCCGCGCTGTTCTTCATACATTCTAAACTCAATATTAATTTTATTTCCAATAGAAACATTTCTATCTGATCTTAAAAAGTTTTTACCAGGCACATTGATATCTATTGGAGCCTTCAATAAAAAGTGTCTAAGAGCATGTTGGGTTACTCTTTGCTTGTAGTATGATTGTTCATTTCCTTCGTGATAACTACTAAAGTCATTCCAATCGGTGTATATTCGACTGTTAGATATGTAATCTAAATCTCTAGACATAAAATCCTGTATTCCAGCATCTTCATCGAAAATTGGATCTATGGTGCCTTTAGAAGAAGACAGAGCATTTCGAGCAATCATACTATTAAAAGTTTCAGTTATATCATGTTCAACCTGCCAACGATCACCATTTAATATATCAAAAAAAGTAAATTTTCCAGATACAAAACCTCTTCTTACGAGCTTTAATAAATCATTTACGTTAGCAGTTTTCATAGCTTGTATTACAAAACTTTCATCTATCTCATCATATTGATCAGATAAAACGTTAGGACCAAAGGTTAAAGAGTGTATGTACTTCCTATCGCCATGTATAGCAGTATTTTCTAGTACAGTTTCTAAATCTATAAGTCTTAAAAAATTATCAGTTAAAGTTGAGAAAAGATAATACGGAGATCCAAAAGCATTTGGCGCAGCATCTTTAATCCAATTAGCAGCCTGCAAAGGAGTTAAATTAGGAACAATAGTTCTAACTTTTTTAAAACCTGTTTCCGGTTTATACAGGAGTTTTCTGTTTAGATGGTCGTCTAATATTTGTTCTATTATTTCGCCGTGATATCCTTCATATGATTGTTGTACATTTATGAGAGATGAAAGATATGCATGATCTTCTACAATGTCTATAACAAAAGCTTCTGTATTATCGTTTGTTTTTACGCCTAGATTAACTCTCTCTACTCTGAAATCCTTAGTCATAACATATGAAGAATTTTCATCTGTTCTCAATACTATTCTAACTTTTTCAGTTCCAAGCCAGTTTATTTCATTAAAAAGATTATCATTGTCTTTAAAAAATATATTTCCTGTTATAAATGGTTTATCTACATGTTCATATAGATTTATTTCACTTATAACTCTGTGTAGATTGACTTTAAAGTCATACCTATCTGCAGTTATCGTAACCTCTTCAATAACAAAATCAAAGGGTGAGGTCGTATTTTGTTGTTGACTAGGCACTTGTTAGAGCCTCTTTAAATACTCTAGCGACTTGATTTATATTTTCTGGTTTTATTACTCTTATTTCTTTTAAGTTATCATTAGCTTCAATGTACTTATCTAAATAAGTCACCTCGGTTAATAAACCACCTGGTCCATTTTCTGGATCTATATCTACTACTATTCCATCTGAGTTTTCATAGTGATGAGCTGATAGATGTTCTGCTGATGATGATTGAACTGTAACTGTATCAGTTCCATCAGTTATTATCTCACTATCTTGAAAAGATTTATTGTTAGTCACTTTAACAATAATCTGACCTAGATCTAGATTACGTCTTAAAATTGTACCTTGAGCTCCTGATGTATTTCCAGAAACTGTATCTCCTACTTCAAACTTATCAAATATCAAACTTCTTGTTACTACTGTGGTGTTAGGATAATCAAACTGTGCTTTAGCCAATAAGTCTGAATATGGTAAAGGCCATCCTTGTCTACGTATATTATCATTCATAGCATAAAATGTCCAATAATAGCGAGAGGTTCCATATATTTTTTCAGATAAAATGTCAGGTCTCTCACCATCTAATATTGTATATTTTATATAAAAGCTTGATTGGTCTTTTATAGAATCTATTACGTCTACATAAGATGCGATATTTTCAATAGCATTAAAAGTTGATTCGTTTCCAAACTTATACGCTACTTCTGGAAAATTTATAAAATAAGGCATTAATATCTCCCGCTAAGTATATCGTCTTTATCTAGAGTTCTATCTTCTACAAAACTCATTGTTATTGATATCTCTTGGAAGTCTCCAGTTTCAAACATAGCCATACTGTTTGGGTTATAAGTCGCTTGAAAATTTCTTAGATAAGACTTTAAGATCCCTGTTGCAATTGGTTTATCATCATACTCAATAGAAATTTTAAACTTGTTTGGAAACTTATAGCCTAAAGGAATACTTCCTTCTGATCTGATTGATTCTGGATATAGTTCTGATCTGAAGAATTTAATTATCTTTTTTATTTCTTCAGATTCTTTTTGTGTCTTAGGTATGAAGTTAAATGAAAAAGCAAACTCTCGTAAGTTAACTGCTTTAAACAGTGCTCTTGTGTTAGGTGCAGGCGTAGTAGCTAAAGCAGATCGGATTGCACCTGTATATTTTTCACCAGGTATCATACCTGCAAGTCTGGCCATTGTTGCACGAGCTGTATCTTGCGTAGCGTTTGCCATCAAGAAATCTGCTACGCTTGCTATAGCATTTCCTGTTTCATTTATTAAAGCATCTATAGGGCCTGTTCCAGAACCTACTAATCTTTCAACACCTGCTCCTACTACTCCTAGATCTAAATTCTCAATTTGTACTCCATCAGTTATTTGAACAGATTGAGGAAGATATATGCTACATGTTTTTCCAGTTGGCACGTCTCTTCTTTTAGAAACACCTTGCTTAGTTCTACTAGTGTTTCTATCTCTTGTGGTTATACTACCAACTGCTTCTTCAAAATTTTCAAAATCCTCCCGCTGTTTTTCACTAAGAACAGCTACACCATTGAAGTCTTCATATCTTTCGAACTCAGGTGGTCTAGTTTCATAAACATGAAATTTGACTCTTCCTTTATATTCATCTCGATCAACTAATGGAAACTCTAAATCAGAGTTGCCGTAATAGTTATATGCATAATATGGTATGTTTCTGTCTGGTTCAAACGTCATGTTAATACCTTTAATAAATAGAAATGTGTTAGTATTATTTATAAAGATATTATGACCTATAAAGGTAAATATAAAGTCAAAAATATTAAGAAGTATAGAGGCGACCCATCTAACGTTATTTATAGATCAATGTGGGAACGTCACTGCTTTAAATGGTGTGATGAGAATCCTAATATATCAGAATGGAGCTCTGAAGAAATAGTTGTACCATATTACTATGAAATAGATAAAAAGTATCATAGGTATTTTGTCGATTTAAAAGTAAAGTTTAAGACTGGCAAAGTTATTCTCATAGAAATAAAACCAGACAAAGAAACAAAGCCTCCAAAATATCCAGGAAAACAAACTAAAAGATACATAACCGAAGGACTCACTTATGTAAAAAATATGAATAAGTGGGAAGCAGCAAACTCTTTTGCAAAAGATAGAGGTTGGGAGTTTCAGATATGGACTGAAAAGACTCTTGAGAAGATGGGCATAAAGCCTAAAGGCCTAAAACCACTCGCTCCATATAAAAAGAAGAAAAAGAAGAAATAACATATAAATAATAGCATGGCAAATTTATTTAAACAACTAGAGATAGAAGCTTTTAAAGCAGGAATACAGCCTAGGACAAGGCAGTCTATAAATTGGTTTAGACAAAAAGCTCAAAGATTATCTGTTAACAACAGAGCTGCTTTGATGAGAGAAGAACCAATTCAGCTAAAAGCCAGGAATGTTCCTGGTAGCATGTTCATGTTCTTTTATGATCCTAAGAATAAAAGCACTCTACCTTATTACGATAGTTTTCCATTAGCTATTGTAGTTGACTCAGCACCAGGTGGTTTTTATGGTTTGAATCTTCATTACCTTCCACCTTTACTTCGAGCTCGTTTTTTAGATGCACTAATGGACAATACAAACAATATGACATATGATGAATCTACTAGATTTATGTTAAACTACAACATGCTGAAAAGATCGTCAAGAATGAAATACTTTAAACCATGCTATAAACATTATTTAAATGAACATGTAAGAAGCAGATTTGCTTATGTCCCACCTTCTGAATGGGAAATAGCTACTTTCTTACCTGCCGCTGATTTTCAAAAGTCTTCTAAGACTAAAGTTTATAGTGATTCTAGGAAAGCAGTCTAATGTTTCAAATAGAAAGTTTTAAAAACGCAATATCAGCTCGCTATGGATTAGCAAGAAATAATCTGTGGAGGATACAGTTACCAACTCGACCTGCGTACTTAGGCGGAGATACTTTTAGTGAAAGAGACGGAAGAATCTTAAACTTAATGTGTAATGCTACACAGCTCCCTGGTAGACAAATAACTACTAACGACAGGCAATATGGTATCAAGTCCGAAAAGATGGCACAAGGTTTTTTGAAAGATGATGTATCTCTTTCATTTTATGAGAATAATGTATACACTATCAGAAGATATTTTCAAGATTGGCAAAATAGAGTTTTAAATCAAAACTCATATGAAATAAGATATAAGAACGAATATGCAGAAACAGTTACTATGCAACAATTAGATCACGAAGAAAATCTTGTAGCTGAAGTTAAACTGCTTGAAGCATTTCCTACAACTTTAAACGTAATAGATTTGACAAGCGAACAGAATGGATTAGTACAAATTAATGTCCAGCTTTCGTATAGCAATTGGAGGTAACTAAAACAACAACATGGCACTACCAAAATTGAATGAAACACCTAAGTATGATCTCGTTATACCGTCTACACAACAAAACGTAAGATTTAGACCATACTTAGTTAAAGAAGAAAAAATATTGATGATGGCTAATGAATCTAAAGACGTAAAAGCTGGATTAAGAGCCGTGGTCGATACACTAAGCGCAGTGATAGATGATAACTTCAGCGTAAATGATTTGACTTTATTTGATGTAGAATATATGTTTACTAAAGTGAGAGCTAAATCTGTTGGAGAAACATCTAAAGTAATAGGAACCTGTGAAGAGTGTGAAAAAGATACTGAACTAGATTTAAACTTAGATGAAATAGAAATACCTAAAGTTACAGAAAACGGTGTTATTGAACTTACAGAGAATGTTTCAGTTGAAATGAAATATCCAACTTGGTTAAGTACACTCAATAGCACCAAAATATTTGATACTGAACTAACTGAAATAGAAAAAATGCTTGATTTGATTGCAGACAGTATGCATACTATATTAACTGAAGAAGAAAGAATAAACGTAAAAGAAGAACCAAGAGATGCTGTGAACGCTTTTATAGAATCAATGAGTGTGGAACAGCTTGATAAACTAAAGAACTTCTTAGATGGTATGCCAGTAGTTGAAAAGAAAGTGAACTTTAAATGTTCTCACTGTAGTCATGATAACTCGCTAATGATCAGGAATATTTCTGATTTTTTTTAATATGGTCTTCTGGTGATAATTTGGTGCACCACTATAAGACCAACTTTTCGTTAATGCAGCACCATAAATGGTCCTTGGCCGACATTGAAAGTTTGATACCTTGGGAAAAAGAAATATACGTTACATTATTATTAGATCATTTAGAAGAATTAAGAGATAAACAAAAAGCAGGTGGATAGAAATGGCCTCTTTAGAACAATTAACTGATGCTTTTAAACAGAGTGCTTCAGAAAAAACTGTGCAAGAACTCATTCTTGAGCAAAGGCAAACTACTAAAGCTATAGAAGATTTACACAACACTATAGCTAAAGATATACAGTTTGACAGAAGACAAAGATTAGACGAGTTAGAAGAAAAAAAGAAAGATAAAAAATCTGGACCAGGCTTCTTTGCTAATATGATGCCACAAGGATTAAAAGCCGGAGGATTAGGTGTTTTAGGGATTCCATTAGGTATCATGACTAAAGCTGCTCAAGCAGCTCTTTTAGCAGCAGGTGGTACTTTAGCTTACAAGATAGCGACCACTCTTGATGAAAGAATAGAAGCTGGGTCGGCGTCAAAAGTTTTAGGCGCAAAAGATCCTAAAGCTAAAATTACTAACAGAAACTTCACGCCTAAAAACGTGGCGTCTATTAAAAACACAGCTGCTCCTGACACTCGAACATCATCAGGGTTGAGAGCGCCATCTATTCAAACATCTGTGTCTACCATCAAAGCACCAAAAATTTCTCCTAATTTTGATTTAACTACAAAACCAGATCCTTCAATAAAGAAAACAGTAACACCTGATATAGCTAATATAAACGTTAAACCTGGTATAGTTAAATTAGATCCTTCTGTTATGGAATCATTAAAAAAGTTAGGGCCAACTGTTCAAACGAGTATTGGTAAGTTAAAATTCGATCCAAGTACTGGAAGATTTATCAACCTGACTGATAAAAATAGATTTGTAAAGACTGATATAGCTATTCGTGAAATGTTAAAATCGGTTCCGTCTCTTCAGTTACCTGATCCAGCTAATGTTAATACACCGAAGATAGATACAAAATCTGTTGTAAAAGCTCCAATGAGAAGTTTTCCAAAGTTTAATTCAACAGGAAGTAGAAGGACAAATCCTGCTGCAGCTAATATATTACGAAGATTCGATAAAGGTTTAACTGTCGGCGCACTAGGCGCGCTTAATCCTTATGAAACAACAGCAGAGCTAGTATCTCGATCAATGGCTGCTTCTAATAAACGTCTATTCAGGTATCCTGGAAATATATTTACTAAGATGTTTAATATATTAGGAAGTACTGGTGGAATGGCAGCTCAGTTTATGCTTCTTCCTAATCAATTAGGAGATGGTACTATAACAGGTGGATTGAGAGAACTATACGTTGATTTTGTAAGATCACTAATGGAAAATGATCAACCTAAAAGTCTTGATCTTCAAAAGCAAATACAGAACTATGAAAAGATGCATAGTGTAACTTTACCTGAAATGGGGTTTGAAGACGTATCAAAACTAAAACCAGGTGAGATAAAACAAATAGGGGAAATGTTAAGAAAGAGAGACAAAGAAGAAAGACTCAGAGCTGCTACAAAGATGGCTGCCGAATCTGAACTGATAGCTCAAAGAGCTGGAACTAGTCCTCTCTTCACTAAAAGAACCAGTCCATTAGAAGGACCTAATCCTAATTTAGGACCAGTGATTAATCCTTTTGAAAGGCGTTTTGATCCTCTGATGCCAGAATATTTGACGGCGCCAATGCCATTAGGTAACATGCCAATAGTGGCGCCGACTACAAATAATATCAATGAGTCTAAAGTAAATCAGACTATATTAAACAACAGTGGAACTCCTAATACCACTGATAATAGTCATGGTCCTTATTAGGCTGCATCATCATTAATTAATTTTGAAAAGTATGACATAGTATCATCATCTTCGGAAGTAGATATCTCTTCTGCAGAAGATGCTGGTTGCACTTCTTTAATTGTCGGCGCTGGAGTTTCTTCACCTAAACGTATTTCATCTTCAATCTTTGGTGCACCACCGAGGATTCCACCACCAATCACTGATTGTAATTTAGCTTGAAGTTCATCATATGTTTTGTAGTGTTTAGGATCTGTAAACTCACGAAGATCATGCATTGAATCGTAAATTTTTTCCAACTCATCATCGTTTTCTGATAGAGGAGAAACGTTAGCAAACTCTGACTTGTCATAATTACGATATCCTTCAACATCACGAATCTTCAACTTGAAGTTAGCGCCGTTCCAAAAATCAAATGGATTGATAGGATCTTCATCAGCAAACTCTGGTTGCATTGCATCCATTAGTTTATCGAAGATTTTCTTTCCATATTGATATAGGAAGACTTTACCTTCATTTGAAGGATTTCCTGGATCACTTACAACATAAATGTTAGAAACATGATGAAGTCTTCGCTTTTGACGACGAGCTGTTTCTTTATCTGCTTCAACACCAGAGTTCCATAAGCGAGAATTCAACTCACCGACTGGATCTTGTTGACCAATTGATGTAAGAGATCTTTCAATGTACCACTTACCTGTTGGACCTTTAAAGCCATGATCCCAATAACGATTCCAAGGTAAGTCTGACCCTTCCGAAGCTGGAAGAAACCTAATAACGGCATAACCATTATTCTGTTTATCGACTGTGGGTTTCCACATGCGATCGTCTGTATACTTATTTGTTTGAGTTTGTGTGCCTGTTGCTTCTGCTGCAGCAATCAGTTGATCGATTTTACCGCGATTGCGTTTTAAATTTTCGAATGACATTTTTATATTCTCCGTATGTCTGAAATATTACTGTATTATTATACATTATATGTGCTGTATTGTACATAGCTATTTATTCAAAATATAACGTATTTTGTCGAGGCAAGAAATTTAAACTCATAGCCTCTGCTTCAATTTTCTCCTTTATAACAGGAGAAATAAATTTTTTTACATCTTCTGGATCAATGCTAGTTAACTTACATGCTTCTACTACAGCATCAATGTAACCTAGCTTTTTATCCAAAACTTGTTTTTCAACTATCTTACTGAATTTTGATTTGTTCATGAATTCTGCTTCTATCATGTTTCCTCTTCTACTTCTGGATCTAAGCCTGTGTACGTATATCCTAAGTCTTGATAAAACACACCGTACGAATATTTAGGTGTACCATCTTTTTCGTATGCTGGAACAACGCAACGATAACGAATCTTATGTTGCTGATACTCACCATAGAACATATCAACATATTCTCCAGTACTTAAATACTTCTGAAGATTATTGATGTAAGCTTGAATATGTGCTACTTTAGTTTCTGCGTTTTTCTCTTTCAGCCTGACCATTTTTCTAGCACCAGCTAGTAATTCTTTTTGCGTTTTGATCCAAGACTGAATCTTACGAAAATAAAATGGGTCGTCTTCTGGACGATTCAAAGCATTAGGGTGAATGTTTTTATATTTAGGAGGATTCTCTCTCATCCTCTTTTCACGAGCTTTTGCTAGTCTTTCAACTGCAGCAGCTTTTTGTTCCGGTGACATTGGTTTACGCTTCTTACGAATAGCCATTGGCTCTCTCCTTCATCATATAATATTATTCTACCACAGTTTGAGATAAATGTAAACCATTTTATTCATCTAATTGGAGTAGTTCTATCTCGCCGTTCTCGTCTTTCCTCCATTTAACCATGTTGTTGTCTACCATATACATTATAGTATGAGATATTATATCGTCTTGAGATGCTCTAGTCCAGTTCAACCCAATCATAAATGCACAAGCTGAGGCTGCAGAAAAGAGAATCCAACTTAATGTTAATGAAGAAATCAAAATCATAGTAAACTCCTATATTAGATACTATTATTTATTACGCCCAGATTATTTCTTCTATTCTATCTAGTCTGAAGCTTCTCCAGTCTTGTTTCTCTAAGTCCCATACAGCTAAAGCTTCTTGACTCTTAGACTTGTCTGAAATGTATTCTTCTACATCAATCTGTTCTGGTAAGAATTTTTTCATTAGTGTGCAGTGCATGATTCTTTGAGTACCATCTGCTTTGATAAAGATAATGTTAGCTCTAGTTTCTCTTAGTCTTTTAGCTAATCCATCTCTTGTAAGTTCCATTATTTTTTCCCTTTTGTTAAAGTTTTTTCAAATCCTATTACTATTCCACCATTCCACGAATCACCAACTGCTTCTGCAGCAGGCGCTATAAAAAAGTTCTTATACTTTCCTCTTATAAAAGGAGCAACAGCAATATCATAATATCCACTGACCAATCCAAGCTCCACTGCAAATTCTCCATAGTTATACTCCTGTCCAACATACGCACTTATTGTGCTTTCACTATTTAAATAAGCACCCGCGATATAAGATGGATCTTCCCATCTCACATGCGGATGTATAGAATTATAGTCACCTTCAAATCCTAGATGCATAGACAATCCTAATGCTAGAGTAAGTCCACTCATCTTCTCATCTTTGCCATATCTTCGGCATCCTTCTTACGAGTAACAGGCACAGCGTTAGACTTGTGCATAGTGCCTATACCAATGATATAGTCACCGGTGTATTCATTTGCTTTTACTTTAGATCCATTGCCTGGTATAGCGTCAGATGTCATCCTAGGACCAGTGCTGTAATCAGGTAGCTCTGCCCTATAGTTTGACTTGGTGTTCTTTACACCCATCTTTTTAAGAAAAGCTTCATGCTCAGCTACAACTTTTTTCCAACCTGGCTTACGCTTCAGTTTAGACTTACCATGAACTTGGATTCCACGAATCATATGCATTGACATAACAATCTCCTTTTAATCAGAGGAGGGGCGTTCTGCAGTTGCCCCTCCACCTATCTGCATTTAACGTATGCAGCAACCGTCTGGGTTTACTGGTACCAGCCGCTATACCAACCTCGGTGCCCTGTACAGGAACTTACTATTACACCTAGGATTTTACATATCAGATGAAGCATCCCATACCCACTTATTATAACGATACTTGGGACCGAATATAACTACATCTGAATCTCCGACCTCAGTCATAACACGATCGTCATTCCACTTGTGGATCATTGCAGGACCACCCCACAATCGATAAGCTCGGACGAACTCATCTCCACGGAAACCGACATAGTGTACAACCTTAACCATTTTTATTAACGTACCTCATAACCAAATTTTTCTGCAACTAATTCAGCACCTAAGTCTTCTACAAGAGCTGTGACGACTTGCTCACGTGCTGAGGTGTCCATAGCTTCAACATAACTAGAAGCTTTTTTGAAATTACCAAAAGTTATTGCAACCGCAACTTCTGAAAATAACCTCATGTCATCTCTGTACATAGCTTTTAATTCTTTGTCATTAGCTTCTGTGCAGTAAGACGCTGTTTGATCGATAAGTGTGTTTAAAGCTATTCCCATTTTTTATATCCTTTTATCATTTGATATAACTATACTACCACAGTTTAAACTAAATGTAAAGGAAAAGGTTTCGTTTGAAATCAACCACTTACGTTTTTTATACAAACAAAGGACCTTCAATCCAAGCGACAAGAGATTTTCTCTTTCCTTTTGTTACAGGCAAGACTCTGTGATTCAAGTAGCTAGGAAACATTAGTACAGTACCTTTGTCTTGATAGGTAGCTGGCAGCGGTGTGTTCTGTAACTCAAACTCTCCACCTTCGTACTCATAGCTAGAAGACAATTGAATAGTCATACTGAGCTTTCTCTGATACCACGTACTACTGTTCCATATAGTGTCACAGTGCCAGTCATAGTGTCCTTCATAAGAAGCATCATACTCAGTGTACTGTAAGTCCCATATCTTTTCAAGGTGGAAACCGTAGAGCTGTCGGTTAGCATCTCTAAAGATATTGTGGCAAAAAGAATTGACCGCTATGTTATTAGGCATGAACAAGATCTCGCTTCTTCGAATCTCGCCTCTCGCATCTCCAACGTTTCCTACCTTACCTTGCTCTAATCCTCCGGCCTTCTCGACCTCAGCTGCAATCTCTGTCTCTAAGAGGTGAATCTGCTCGTCTCTTAATTTGAAACTAGCATAGGGTGGCCTAAGGCCCATCCCTGGTGGTTTTTTGTCACTCATACTATTATTCCTTATAGTTCTCGTCAAAGACTCCGTACAGACGAAGCTTAACATTTTTAATGTGGTTGCACGGTACTCGTGCTTTCTTGCGACAAGAACAGCTGAAGCCATCTGACTCCATCCGTACTGTTCCTTTCGCGTAGTGCCACTCGGTACCTACTAACCAGTGGCCTGTTGTATTTATGAGGCTTGCGGGAAACACAGTCATGATCAGTTCTTTCTCGCGCCGGAGGCGCGTCGCATTTTAATCCCAGTCGTTATCGAAACGAGTCGTATGATAAAGAGTCTCGCCATAGTACTCCTTCGCGTACTTTGACGCATCAGTCCACTGATACATATTAGACTCCTTTGGAACTTCCATAAAGGATCGATCCACCTTTGGTGGTCTTACCTTACGAGTCCTCTTCTTTACAGAGGCCAGCTTCTTACGCCGCTGATCGATCTTCTTGATCAGGTTCATTCTTTCATCATATGTAGTAGCGATAGTCATTACACAGTCTCCTCATAAAGTTTACATATTTTATTGCGATCTTCGTAGCCGATACCCTGGCGCCATAAGAAGTGAGAGAACTCCTGTGAGTTATCCTCGATGTTGATGTCCTCAGCCTGAGCTAAGAAGAACAGAGCTCGCTTCCAGTTAGTACCAGTAGTCTTCATAGTTGCACGGAGAGTTTTTCTGAACTCGTCTAGAGAAACCTTCTCCATCTGCTTCTCCATCTCGATGGACTCCTCCATCTCTTCACAGAGGCTATCCCACTTCTCTTGCTTTTGAGCAGGAGAGAGATCGTCCCACATTAGCATAAAGCCGTATGACGGACGGTGTCCACGAGCATCTTTATGGAGGTCGCTGATTAAGTTATCCTCGTAAGTATATTCCACTCTTCCCATTATACATTCTCCCTTACAGTATCTTTCCACCCGATTCCATATCTGTCAGCTAAGGCGTTAAAGCACTCATATAGGTAGTCAGCTGAGTAGAACGCTCCTAGATCGAGATTAATGTCAGAGTCCACAAAGTTCCAGTTCATTGAACCGTCTGTGTTCCAGTTCTCCTTTGATCCTACGGCCTTGTTAAAAGACTCTACTACGTCTGCCTTGATGGCTGTTCCGTCGCTGAGGTGTACTATCTGTGACATGTAATATCCTTTATCATTTGATATAACTATACTACCACAGTTTAAACCAAATGTAAACCTTTTTGTTTCGTTTAGAATCAACTACTTACGTTTTTTTTTCTGTGGGCCATTACGATATCGTAGGCCCCTTCGGGGAGGTTCCAAGCCTTCATGAGCTTGAGGTACATCTCAGCAGTCATAGTCACGACATCAAACCTGTCTCTCTTCTCATCGTACTGCCTGATGTGGCAATAGTCGTCATAGAGCAACACTGATATATCCTCGAGCTCACCTGTATTATCAAGGATAGTAATACAGGTCTCGTCTTGATCGAACTCTATCGTTATCATCCCCAGTCTTTCCGATCTTCCTCGTTGTTATATCCCCAGGTATACTCTACTATCTGGTTAGAAGTCATCTGAGCCATCTCTATACGACTCCCCTTACCAGTCCCCTCGGGATACCAGTGTGGATCGTACGGACGTCCATAGTACCTATCAGCCGAGCCTCTATCCTGCGGAGATCCGTGCTTTGGTATACCGTCCTTTACAATGTGAGGGTGCTCTAGCTTCGGGTACACAGTGATGAATCCGTCGTCCTCTATCTCATTCGATTTATTAAACATAGTCTCTCCTCTCTATACTATCTATGCAATGACTCTCGAGATGGTTTTTTACCTGTGAAAAAAATTTTTCAGATAACCTCTCGAAAAAAATTCTCGAAACCCAATAAATGGATTAGCCAGTTAAGGCCTGGTAGGCTGGGTCCTCTAAATAATATTATTTAAAAGCCCCTTTCTCCTACGGTCTGATGGTACCTATCTCCACCTTTTTAGTCTCCACGGTACCCCACTTATAGCCGCCCTCTGCGGTCACCTCGTTATACAGGTTATTATGGATTTTATCCGCCTCGTACTTATCTTCATAGGTACCCTGGAAAAATGCCCCGGTTCTGTTCGTGGCTCTCACTCTATATACTACCATTATACTAACTCCACTCTCTCTACTCCATAAGCAATCTCTTTTCCTTGCTGCTCAGACAAGAAGTCAACAAGAATCATAGAGTTCTTATACTCAAAGCCTAGCATGGCACACTCATATACCTCGCCCTGCTCGTTATGTGACCAAGCATTATCGCCATGCACAATAAAATGATCACCCATCATGGATGAACGTAACCCCATGCCACCTTCGTGTAAAGGGCACATACGCTTAACACTGTCACAGTTATCAGCGTTACCATCTTTGATTGACCAAGAACCAAAAATGTTTTGAGTCCTGTGGTAAGCATATTCACATGCCTCTGTATCACTCTTAATCTCTGCAGGTATAGAGACCTCTGCCACTCGAACAGCGTCCTCGTCTACTGGTGCAGATGGGTGTGGCATATGGATCACGGTAACTTTCATTTGAATCTCCTAAACTGTATAATAGCAATCTACCACAGAATGAACCAAATGTAAAGGAAAAGGTTTGCTTTAGAATCAATAACTTATGCGTTATTTTGCTAACCTGTTGATATCGTTAGGTAATAAGGTTGAAATAGTTTGGGTGTTGGTGGTGAACCTGAGGGCCTGGCTGATATGGCGAGAGGACTGAGGGTGGACTTGTAGCGAAACCGCGAGAGCGACCGAATGGCAGTTTCCCAACTGGTTTCATATGCATATACTATTACCCGAGGTATATCTTCTGTAGGTGTGTTTCGAATTGCTCTACCTTAGCCAGTCTATTAGGCCATAGAATATACTCTTTTTCAGGGTTTGCCTTGAGGTTTGTGAGTAGAGGTGTAATAGCATTGTATAGTTTATCGAGTTTTTCTTGAGTAGAGAGAGCAGCTTGAGAGGCATCGAGGGCTTCTTGAGCCGTTGCTTGTACTGCAGAGAGTTCATCTTCGTCTACTGCTGTGAACCCAAAGTCGAATAGATCTTCCATTTCTTTCCTCTTTTTAGTCTATTTATCTAGTATAGATTTCATATGCAGTTGTCATTCTTCTGCATAGTGTTCGCAAAACCGACGGCAATGTGATACTCGAGTCTCTTCTTTTTCCCATGATTCTGGCAGAGTTTGCGTGAACCACTCGTGATTAAGTATAGACTCCATAGAGTTCTTCTTGAGATTGAGCTCGTCCTTGTGCTTATAGTACTCTTGAAAGACTTTTTCGTTCATGTCCTTGTCAGGTCGAGCGTGATCTGAGCTGAAACTTGAGTTGCAGAAGTAGCAGCACGGCCAGACCTGTCCGTCTGGATTGACGAGTATTCTTCTCATCTCCATCCATGAGCACCTAATGTATGTCTTCTTCTTCATCTACCTGACTCGCTTTCTCTACCATTTCTTTTAGAGCGGGGTTGAACTCTACTCTCGTCTTCCAGTCTGACTGAGCGTCTCGAACGTACTTAGGCTTCTTGTACTCACCCTTGATCTGCTCTATCTCGTCTATCTCATCGTACTCGTTCGTGAACTCGAAGCTCGGCCCGTCATAGAATCGATTGTTCTCTACGTAGTCTACCGTCATCGCTCCGTGAGCCTGACAGAGATCCATTATCTCTTGCAGATAGTCTTGATTGTGTCTGTGTACGACGCAGAACCCCTTGGCCTTACCTCCTGCGTCAGTGAAGGCCTTCATGTTAGCCAGTACTTTACTCAGGTCAGTGAGTCTTCGATAGTGAGCGTGCATCTCTTGATTGATACCCTCTACCGCAAAGTCACAGCGTATTATACCCTTGTCAACGCACAGAGAGGATAGTTCTCCAAACTTCTTCCACCAGCTCAGAGGCCTGACTGATCCGTTTGTGTCTATCGTGAGTTCTGTTCGAGGGTTTATCGTAAGGATGTACTCGGCTATCTCATACATCTCCTTACACATTATGGGGTCGCCCCAAGTGCCACATATCTCCCACCCGTCAGTACGCCTGATGAGCTCTGGATCGTATGCTTCCTTGAACTCTTGAAGAGACCACCTGATGAGAGGAAGCCAACCTACTTTTCGCAGGCCTCCGTTCTCGAAGTCTGTCCTGTGACACTGTGGACAACCTGCGTTACAGTACGTACTTATGTCAACGAATATCGTCAGCTTGTGACTGTCGTACAGGTCTTTCCAACTCTTCATCTTTTTCTCGCTCTTGCCTCAGTTTCCAAAGCATCCACTCATAGTATCTTATCGGCTCTTTCTCAGTCATAGAGTTCTATGATCTTGTTGTCTAGAAAGTCAACCTTTTCTTTTAGTCGATCTATTCTATCTATCAGCATTTGATCTGATAAGTTTGACTCAGCACCTACCGCTGAGATCGATCCTGCATGAGCCATGTCTTGCTGGATTAGAGCTTGAACTTCTGCTCCCATGGCCATGTTCAAGTCATGAAGTAGTTGTTGATTCGCTTCAACCTCAGACTCTAGGTATATGATCTGCTCTTCTTGAAACGATATCTTTGCTTTGTTTTCTTCTATGCCGTTATTCAACGCTACGACGAGTAGCATAGCGGCGATGGTTAAGGGATCCATCTCTCACCTCCTATGATTTAGTTTGGTCTAAAGAACTCCAATGTGACTCTTTGACCGTTCTCCATCCAGGAGATAGTTGAATAGTCATAAGTTCTTCGCTGTTCATTTCTCCAGTGCTCTACTTTCTGGCACTGTCTTTGTTTTCTATAACCAGTTATGACCTGACCAGTCTTTGGTTTTGCACCTTTGTCTGCTCCGACTAGTCCACCCATGATTGCACCTACTGCTGCACCTTTATCGTCGCCAGTTGCACCTTTACCTAAGATGCCACCAATGATCATGCCAGCTAAGGCACCACCTGCGGCGTTACCTTGTTGAGTAGTAGTTCCATAGATAGGAACATCAACCGTAGCGCACTCAGTCTTGTAGTACGGTACCATTTCAGTGACTGTTTTGTAGTAATCTTTTACTTCTGCCTTAACAGCATCTGCCATCACAGGCGCCGTTACAAGGCTCGCCCCAATCACACAGGCAATTAGATTTACTTTTAGCATTGGTCTCTTCTTTCTTCATTGTTGATTCCTTTTTGTAGATAATCTCGACCGAAGTTGACTGCGTCATTCTCAATCAACTCGTCTACTAGCTCCACTATCATATCGACATCACTGCCGTTGATAGGTGGAATCTTTTGTGAGTAAAGCCCGATAATGATCTGATCTTCTATATTACCTCTATTGGCTTTACCTTTTATGAGAGGCATGTGTATGTCATTATCAATGATATGAAACACAATTTGCCCTATGGTTTCTCCTTTTAACATTTACTTTATCCCCTGTTCAAGAGCAGCAGCAATGATGATAGGAGTCAAGACTTCCTCGACTCTATCCTCCCAGTGAGACCACTGCATGCGACGAGCATTGTCAGTATCTCTCATTGTTGGAGCAAATCCATAGATCTGGTTGAACAGACCACGCTTATTGCATAGGCCATTATTGAAAAGATCGTAGGCAGCGTTCTGAGCTCGACGAAACTTGTCAAGTGCTTTGTTCTTAGTTCGTGGATTCTCACAGGCACCTTCAAGTGGAATCAACTCGTTGAGCTGATCACGTACAGTTTCAAAACCAGAGTTTACACCCCATGAATTACTGAACAATTTTTCCTGATATCCGCTATACATTACACTAACCCCCTAGCTTGAGAAACTTTTATGATTGCATTCCAGAAATCTTTTGGACCAGAATCTTTAGTGAATCCTTCTTCAGTACCGAAGTCCATGCTAGAAGAACCCATAACTGTATCTGCTAATCCATATTTATCCACTAAGTTAATGCCATCTTCGAGAGTATCAGCACGGCGAATGATCTCACCATTTCTAGTTTCGATATGCATAATCAATCCGGCTTCGTTAGCACTAAGATAGTTGATTCCAAGATTTTCCATTTTAGATTCCTTTTTATTCCTTATATAAGCAGTATACCATAAGAAAATAGGAATGTAAAGGAAAAGGTTTCGTTTGAAATCAACTACTTACGTTTTTTATTTTCGTTTGTTATCAATTACTTACAGGTTTTTTGTATCTGATCCAGTCTGATAACCTATTATGATCCGTTATGTCATCGCATGGATCATCATTTCTATCGCTGCTGTCTTTTATCATTTCTTTTTTACCACTCTTACCTCTACGTTTTCTGATAATGTGATTAAGGGATCAACTTCTTTATAGTAATACAATACAAACTGTGTGTCTTTAAACTCTTTGAATATGCCTTCCCATATAGGTCGCCAGTTATTAGTCAACCTTTGAGTATTTCCTGTTTGTCTGTCAGACTTTAAAACTAAATCTGAAGTGCTAGTAATATCAAAAGCAAAGATAGTGTCAAATCCATACATGTGTATCTCATCAGCACCTAACTTTTTAGCAGTGTAGTGTGTAGCCATGTGTCCGCAATTGAACGCTGTAAAATCTGGAGCATACTTAGGAAGATGTGTATAAAATTGTTTCATTTGTCCAGCAAATTTCATTCTGAACCTAGGAAACATTTCACAATATTTCTTTGGTCTTGCTCCTAGGACCCAGTCTCCTGGTATAGTAACGCTTCCCTCATCTATAGCTTTACACATTTTAAAGTCTACGATAGTTGTAGTGTAAACGTTATCTATTTCGAAAGGAGGAAGGTTACATGTTATTTTCAATCCTTTAGCCGGCTTATATGTTGCAGACGATTTTCCATTTCCTATTATATGGGCCACCCTACTCATTAATCAAACTCCAAATCTTTTCTTTCCCTTTTGCACCTGTCCAATGCATAACTTTCATGTCACTTGGTACAGTATTATCTATTACATCAAGACGAAGTGTATTGTATCTCCTAGGCAAGTCAGTTATGTTTATAAGTCTTTTCATATCGTGTCTTACTATTGAGTGTAAAACTTCTTGATCACCTACGTCTGGTGATAGTGATACCTGTGCTGCCCAAGTGTCTAATATCATAGGTCTACCTTGAAATGCAACTACACCTGAGTTGTGCCAGCGTTCACCTCTCCTATTGCTCCACGGTAAATCCTCTACCATAGCAAGCTTATTAGGTTCAATGTAGTCAAATATGTCGTCTATAGATCCTTGAACGTGGCAATCTAAATCTATCCAGCAAACTTTGTCTGCTTGCTTAGCCGCGTCTATCATAGCAAATGGTTTTTTAAACCAATTTTTTGAACTATCAACTGGAGTTTTAAACGTGTCAAAGTCATATGGAAGTATAGGAGTATTATTATGTTTGGTAAAGTTACTAAGAAACCACTCGAGCATCCACTCGTTACTTTTGTCATAAGCTGTGATGAATAGATTAGAGTAACTCATAGCCTTCGCCGTATCCATGCTTAGCTCTACAGCCTTCAATCTTTTGTATAGTAGAAAATGATTCTTTTACTTCCACCTTCCAAGGATAATTTTCCTGTAGCCAAGGGAAAGTATGAATGTTTAAGAATACATCCGTTGGTCTTGCTTTTATTCTCGCTTGTTTTATGAGTTCTTCAGCGCCAGCAGGTTTTACGCTGTAGGCATGTGCACCTTTGAAGTATGCCTTTTGTGTAAGTGGTCCTGTACCAAGAAAGTTTGGAGTTCTGTATTGTCCGTATGATGGTTTGCCTAGTGTCATAACTTTGTCGAAAGGTATGTCACTGTTTAGTTGATTCACTATCACTGCATCATGTTCAAATATAGTAAGATCTTCTTGATGCTCAACTGATATCTTCCATAGCTGGAAGTGAGATAAAAAAGCTGCCAAGCAATTTTCAAATCGAGAGTACACCTCTCTAAATCCTTCAACATCTATTCCATTCATACGTGCAACTTCGTATATGTCACAGTTACGAGGCGTAACAGCATCAAACTTCTTTATTGATACTCCATGCCTGTAACCTGATTCAATGCATCTCTTAGCGGCTTGTACTGATTGAGGTATATCACCTACTTGTATTACATAATAATTCATAGCGTTGTTGTACTCGGTAATCCTTGGACTCTAGTGTAAAACTTACGTGTTACACCTAATCCCATTATTAGTTGTCGACACATTATAGCGTCATTCGGCCACAGGCCATGTTCATATGTCAAGCTTATAAGTTTTTCAGCTCCTTGTGGCGATACTATGTATGCAGAGTTTCCTGCCAAACCTTGTGGAACTTTTATATCTTGATCTATGTATGGCGCGTATTGATAAGAATCATATGATTTTACTATCTTATCATAATAATCATGAGACTTACGAGTCGCCATTAAAGGGTTGTTTATCCCTAATATCTTAAACTTAGTTTTCATTATATCAAAATCTATACGATTAGTAAACATAGCATCATGTTCTAATATCAAGATTGGTTCTTGCTCATGAAAAGATTGCTGCCATAAAAGAAAATGACTCATAGAACAAGCCATTCGTTTTCTCTTATCTTTTGTAGGGTATGATTTCTTTGTCAGGCCGGTGGAAAAATCAGTTATCTCACCTTCCCATGGATAGTTCCACTTTACTTCAGATTCTATCATGATGTTATCAACTGATCTAGGTGTAACAGCATCAAACTTCTTGACTTTAAATTTATTGCCTACACTCTTAGAACTTTTAACTAGATTTTCATATCCCTTCTCAGAGACCTGATTATCTTTTACAACTATTGCATATGCTTTCATTTGTCAATCTTTATAATGTAACTGTCAGGATGACCTGATGAGAATCTTAAGTCAAACTCTGTAGCTTTTGTAGCATACGGAATTTGCTCCATAAAGTAATCCATCTCTGATTTATTATACCTGTCAGGATGTTTCTCAATCCAAGGGTGTTTCATTTCTTCTTTATCCATCAGGTGTAATGGCCACATACTCTCTACAAAATACATGCCTTCATCATTGAGCAAAGGATAAAAGACATTAAAAGTTTGACCATTGGCTCGGGGAGTATGAACACCATTGTCTATAATAATGTCAAACTTTACATCACTCCAGATGGTATCAATAAGATCACGTGTATTGGTTTTAGTTGAATCGCATCTAGCCCACTTAACTCTTTCATTCTTTAAAACAGGTATGTCTTTTGGATCTATACGACCAAATGTATCGATTGCATAAAACTGTGCTTTTGGAAAGAAATCAATAAGTCCTTGGATGCTCTGCCCTTTGCCTATTCCTATCTCTAAAAAATTTATAGGAAGGTTACGCATTCCATCAAATTCAGGTTCATAGACTTTATGATAGTGATGCTTATTCGCTTTATCAGACCCATACTTATTCAATAATTGTTCAAGCATTATGCACCTTCTGCGTTTAACTTTACAAATTGATCGTGGTTATGCTTACGAAAAATGTATACGTTATCGCCATAAAATTCAATCAATTTATCTGTAAGATCGTTTTCTATTTGCATATCAAACCCCTTCAGTTTTGTTCCATGAAACTCTACATACATTTCATTAATCCAACTCCAAAGGCCTGCATCATACATGCCTTGAAGCAAATCATACTCTCCACCTTCAATGTCAATCACCATTGTAATGTAGTCTTCTGTGGTGAAGTTATTTTTTAACCATGTTGGAATATCTATAACTGGTGCTTCTATGAATTTATCTGTACTTATGCTAACTTTATTCTTATTAGTAGAGCTTGTATTAAGACTCTTACCTAAGTATAACTTTACAGTGCCTTCTTTGAGACCAGCTGCAGCAGTGTATGTGTTTATGTTTGGATACCTTTTTTTAATACCAGCTGTACGCTTGGGGTTTGGTTCAAAGGCATGTACTTCATGGTTTTTATTGTCTGAAGCTAACTTATAGTAACCTTTTATATCATCGCCAGAGCCAGCGCCTAAATCAATAAAAACGTTCTTCATTTTTGTACGTACCACACTTCATCCCAAGCTGTTTCATATCCATCACTACCAAAGATTTCAACTAAAGCTTTTTTTACTCCTGAGTTGTCACAATCATGACCTGTGATGTAACCACCTTCTCTAACTTTTGGCATCCAAGCTTGAATGTCTGCTTTAACACCTCTATAAGAATGATCTGCATCTATGAATACAAAGTCAATCTCATCTTCTTTAAAATGTTTTGCTGCAGAGGCAGTATTTTCTTTGTAAAAACGAGAACGGTCACCTACACTGTCTAGCTTAGGTGCAACCACATCCCAATGCTTTGCTTGCTTTCCTTGATATAAATCAACTCCGATCATTGTTAGATCAGGATTATTTTCCAATAAGTACATGTGTGTCACGCCTTCATGCACACCAAGCTCAGCTCCAAGTGTAAAGTTGTTTTCTTTTATGAGCTCATCGAGCCATAGTTTTCTATGCATCTCAGGATGTTGTGTCATTATGCATTCCAATAATTTTTAGTAGGACCTGTATCAAAGTCATATCCAAATGTTTCAATGTCCTTTGCATACCAGTCGGCAACTATTTGAATAGTTTCTGGCGTATACAAGTCTTTATATGTACCTGGGTTTAGTGCTGTAACATTTCTAGCACGAGTCATTTCAGGTATGTTGAAGTAAAAACATAGGTCGCTGTTAAGGTTTTCAAACCTTAGAATATCAGGCTTAATGTTTCCTTCTTTGTCTGTAACATAATCATATGCTGGATACCAGCCACGAATGGCTCTATGCCACATATACTTCATATCACCCCATTCAAATCTTTCCTCTAGAAAGTGTTCAAAGGAATCTACCTTGTGCTTACCAACAGGTTCTTTCTTTTCAACTTCTATAACTTTCTTTGCAAAGAAGTAACGTGATACTACTCTATCCCAAGG